ACCAAAAGCAATACCAAAAGAGAAAGCCCCTCAATTACGAGGGGCTTTTTCCTTATGTGTTTGAGATTAACTTTATCTCACAAGCGTCTGTTGTGCAATACGCTTCACCAATCGCATCCGCTGCCATTCCAGCATAGACGCCACTAAAATCAATTGGGAAGATTTCCATAGTTGAATCGTTGTAGAACTCTTCGTCTATCTGTGTGTAAGGCATTTGTGGGTAGACATGGTTGCCACTTGGTAAAAATGATACGGTCTTTAACTGACCGTCGTACATATGCAGTACAGTTCCAATAGCAGAACCCTCTTTCTCTGGGTCAAATGAGACAGTCACACTTACAGAGTTATCTGACCAATATCTCTGTGCAGTAGCAGCAAGTGCCATTTTTTCATAAATAGAAACATCCTTCTCAGAACGTATAGCATCTGACTTTACAGGGAAGAAGACAACAGAAGTCGTATCAGGAGATTCATTGGCGGGTTCTACTCTGTAGTTTGCCATCTTAAATAACGGCAACATTGGGTCATTGTTTGCAAAACGAATAGCACGCATAAAGTGTTTACCACCAACAGACCAGTGAACTCCAGGAGACTCACCAGCAAGAATAGAGACTGTTCCACTTGGCTTCACAGTTGTAGTCTTGATTGACTCACGAATACCTAGCCACTCCGAATAAGACTTATCATAATCTTGTATAACTTTATATCCTCTATCCATCCATTCACGCAGAGTTGGCAAGCCTTTGTTATCTGCAAAGTTTGCAACGCCAGATATAGAAGTTCCAATACGACGATTTCTTTGCATTATGGCATTGGTCTCTTCCCAGTGAGTAGGAAGAAGCGTTACAGTCTTTGCATAGAGGTATGCAAATTTTAGAGTACGCAAGAAGTCCTCTAGATTCTCGTGGCGGTTTAAGTAAGTCTCAACCAGTGTGCAGCACTCGTACGATTCAAGAGACTGTTCAGCGCAGGGGTTGTAGCCCACAGCACGCCAGTCTTTGTTATTTTCAGGGTCTGCTAAACGGCCATACTTGCGAGTTACATCCATCCAAATAACACCTGGCTCACCGTTGCGAGCGATGCCCTCAACGATTGGCGCTAGGTCTTGTCCAACAGATACCTCAACAGAATTATTGGACATCCAGCCATGAGCCATGCGCTCAGGATTCTTTTCGTAATTCTTCAGATTCAAGAACTCTTCATCATCAAGTCTGCCCATTAACAATTCAGCAGAACGACGAACATTTCCAGAAACAACACAGACACCAATCATGTTGCCGATGTCTGCAATGTCTCTGCGAGTTAATTTCTGTCCTGCACGATTTGCAAACATGCCACGAATCAGGTCGTGCAATTTGATTAACGGGTCTGGTCCTGCTGCTGTTCCACCAAACGTTTTGATTGGTTCGCCTGCTGGACGGATTGCTTCATAATTGAATACTGGATTCTTCGAATCTGGTCGTAGGTAAGCATTGATGAGGGCTGCTGTTGATTCAACCCAACCTTCTCTGGTGTCTGGGATGTCATAGGGCTGTTCTCCTTGTGGTGTGTAGATAGTGAAGTCTTTATCTGCGCCCTTGTCATCAAAGCCAACACCAACTCCCAACATTGAGGCCTCCATAAGAAAGGCGAATGGCTTTGCTGGGTCAGTCTTTGTCATTGAGCCAGTTGATACAAAAGCACAGTTCTGTAGGGCTGCAGAGTTTCGTTGGACATTTACTAATGGTGTGCCCATGACCCATAAACCACGTCCTGGTGGTGTCCATTTCAGGTTAAATAGGCGGTCAAACGCTTCCTTAGCGGAGGCTGCTGCTTTAGCATCTGACCAAGGTAGGCGTTGGCTCTTGGCATGGTCTTTCTGTAGAGAGTACATGCCGTTGATAACTCGCTCGCAAACATCAACCCACGTTTCTTTGCGACCATCTTCCTTCAAACGCGAATAGGTACGAAGGAAGGTGATTTCACCTACCGAGTTTCCACCAGCGTCTCGATAACCAAATGGAGCCTTCTTGTCTTTGTACTGAGCAATGAAGTCTTCTGCTAATTTAAATGAGAACATACCCCTACCATTTCATAGATTTGTCAAATACCCCTCAAAGGGATGCCTATTGTGATGGAGCAAAACCTACCATGCACTTGTTAACTTTAACGAATACCTAACAGTCAACTGTAAGGTTCAACTACGTTTCATGCCCTGATAATTGCTGTTATCAGATACTAATCTTCTATAGACTCAGAAATAATTTTTGTGACTGTCTCTTCTTTTAAAGATTCAGGTAACTCTTTTAGGGCTTGGGCGCGGTCTCCAAATATGGCTGAGAGCACTCCACCAGCACTTTGGCGTTGGGCTGTAATCTGTATAAACTCCTTGTTGGATTCCATCTCTTTGACCTGATTGACCAATTTGAAGAGGCGGTCTATCTCCTGCGAAACGTTGGGGTCTGCGTATCCGCCGTTCATTTCTTCAGCAAAACGCATGAACGCCACACGCTGTCCTTGCATCTCAATTATGGCTGTGAGCAGGGCTTTTAGTTGTTCCTTGGTCTTTACTTCTACTGGAAGATTAAAGGCACAAAGATTATTAGGCTTGAAAGCAGGGCAATTAGCAGCGACAAAGCAAGTGTTGCACTGACGAATTGAACTACTCTGCGTTTGAACGACGGGTACATCTTTGAGGACATCTCTTCCATTCTCATCCGTTTCTACTACAGTCTTTACATTGAAGCCGAAGACAGGTAAGTTTTGCATTTCTTCAGGGGCTCTTTGCACCACTTCACTTCGCTCCACTTTCCTCCCTTCTGCTCCACTGTTATCAGAAGGTACCCCCATCAATTCCATCAAACCAGACATAAGGGGCGTATCGCTGTTATCAGATACTTCGGACTCTTTGCCACCTTCGATTATGTGTAAATCGGGTTTCTTCTTATCCATTGACTCTTCCAATCGTAGGTATGACCACACGGCAACCCTAGTGGCTTCAAGGGTACTATCGTTTACAAACTCTAAATAGTCCAGTCCTGCTTTCTCTACAATTGCTTTGTAACGAGGTCTGGCTTGTTCTTTCATCTTCTTTGGATATCTAACTAACTTGGTTCCATCCCAGATGATTGTCTCGCCTCTTCTCATGGGCGATAACCATGACAATGTGCTGGCTGTGGCAAATGGTATCTGTCTCAGATTATCTGGCTTGGCACATCCAAGGGCATGGTACTTAATTCCGTACTGTCTTTCATAAGCCCGCGTAATACCTGCCAAGTTGGTTACTGATTCAATCTCTTCATTGGGTATTGCAACATTTTGGAATTGCTCAGATAATTCTTTTAGGTTCTGTATTCCGTACTCTGAATGCCATATAACCCATAGTTTAGGGTCATTACTGAAAAAGGAACGTTGTTGGGCGACCCATTCTTTGCCCAGAACCTGTGAGTCAAACTCCTGGAAGGCTGCGGCCCTATCTGCGTTATTGACCAGAAACTCTTGATAGTCGGCGGCCAAGTCGATAAGTTCTGCTTTGGATAGACCAGCCTTGTCTGCTTGTGAGGCTCCTGACTCAATGTAAACTTTTGCAGAGTCATCAAAATGTTCAGATATAAGCCAAATCTTTGTTTTTGGTAGTCCCCTCTTGCGTAGACCCCAATAGTTGAGCCCCATCGACTCAACTTTCATACCTTCTAGAAGAGTGCGATTACTTCCGACCTCTGTACCAGAAAAAACTAGTCTTGCCACAGTTCAATATCCTTTGGCTGCGAGGCATACTTAGATTTGGCAATGTTAACTCTTGTAATGGCTTCCTCTATCTCGTTCCAAGCACGAACCTTACGAGGAGCATCTGGTCTATGTTCTACTGGCAAGTAACTTGGATGACTGACCAGGAGAGTAGGAACATTCTGATGCTCAAATACCCATGCACACATCTCAGGGTCAGAGTCAACATACATTTCTATGGGAGCCTTGGCTCTGCTAAGAAGGAACTGTCTTCTCTTTAGTACTTCGCCCGCTAACTCAACAGAGTTATCTAATAAATCGTCGTATCCAATAATGCCGTGAGACTGTAACCAATGGTTTGCATTGGCTTTATCATCTTTTGTAATGATTGCAACACGGTGTGCAGCATTGAGAGCGTAGTACAGGATAACTCCTGCTCTGTTTGGTTCTCCAGATTCCGCCCGTAGTACCCCGTTTAGTGATAGAAGTATGTTCATTTAATCCTTTACTCTATAAGTTGCCGCTCTCCTGATAAGCGTCTGTGTGTCAGGCAATTGAACCCCGTATGTTTCTACAGCCTGCTCTTCTTGCTGTGCCTTTAAGTAATCGTGCATCTGTCTTAAAGCAGGTACGGTGCCATACTTTTTACCTGCTTGCCAGCGATAATTATAAAAGTCATCATAACCTTTTCCAAACTCTCCAAATGCAAGTTTTCGAGAACGATGAATGTCATCAAATAGCATCGTTCCATGTTCAAGAGCCTGTTGTAGTTTAAACTCAGCATTACGACGTGCTGCATCGTTAGGCGCTGCCTTTACTTCTGTCATTGCTTTAGAGTATCGAGCAACGATATCCATAGCCATAGTACGGTCACGTTGTACAGCCTTATCCCATGCAGGATTGTTAGGAGCAGAGATACGACGTGGAAACACTGTCCATTCATTATGTTTTAAGTCATAGGCAGCATAAGGATGAATAGTGCGAATATCTGTGGCTCCAGGATTTACATAAAAAGTGACTTCAAAGTCGTGCCAATTTGTAGTCTCTGGTTGCAGATACTCTCTAAAGTCTTCATTCAACATCTTGCTAATTTCCGTATCAGACAATCCTACAAATTCAGGATGTGCTCTACGGAACTGCACGTAATCAACGCCAATAAGAACGTCTAAATCACCTGGGTCACGATGTGCTGCCCATTGGTACGAAACAGCAGAACCAGCAATCCATGTGTGAGCCCAAAGGTCTGGGTGTCGGTAATTCTCATTCAAGAATCCAAATAAGAGTTGAAGAATGCCGTTACGCACCCAGCCTTTGAGAACTGTGCCAGTGAATAACTGCGGGTCTAGAGTTTCTTCTGGTTTAGAAAAGTAAGAAGTAGAGCCTTGTCTAATTTCGACAGACTCATCTAAACCTAACTGGCTTTCCATACACCTAGTCTATGTGTATTTAAGCGTTAGAGGTGTCTATGCCTCGTTCTGAAAGGGCAGAACGTAACTTTTCCTTTACCTGTTCGTTTGGGCCTTGAGTCAAGGCTGCCACTACCGACTTAGTTACTCGGTCTGCAAGCATCAACGACTCAATATCATTTACTATCTCTTTGCAGGCTTGATATATGTCAAAGGTAGTTGCCTTACGATTTACGCCTTCTGTAGAAGTTACAGTAGTTACTCCACCTTCTTCATGCGCAATAATGGTGAAGGCAAACTGATACTTTTCTGGTCTACCCAAATCTTCCCAGAACTCTTCTTTTTCTTTTTCGTCCATTATAGTCCCATCAGTTTCTGTTTACGTTGTGCTACGCCTATCGCTACAGGACAAAAGTCACATAAGTAAGTCTTTACTCCTGGAGCGTTTTCATAACTTTCAAGGCCTTCTTTGCGCCGTTCTTTGACTGTATTTGGAATCAACATCTTGTCAGCGTGATGCCAATCGTTACATCCATCATTTGGTTTATTGTGCGCTTTGTAACACGTCATTGCATCTTCCATAAAGGTAGAGCGAGTGTCATAAAAGGTGTCATCAATTTCAGCAAGACCTTTGGAACCACCCTGTCGTATTTGACGGATAGCATCTCTGCGAGTTTCTGAGTCTTGCCAAGCCTTGACAGGAATGTCAACAAACAGATTGCCTTTGTGCGGTTCTCCAGAGTCAAACACATGTCGCTCACAGGCAACAGCAAGAAGATAGTCTTGGTCTGCAGGACCTTCAAATGGTGGAAGTTCTTCTAAAGAATCACAGACCCAGCAATGTAGAAGACGAAAGGTTTCTTTCTTTTCAACTTTTTTAGACCCAAGAATAGGTACGTTAGACATTGTGCTCCTTATGCTGCGACGGTTAGTTTGCGATGACCTTGGTCATGTCCCAATCTATCAGTTCTTTTAAGGGAATACCCGCAACAGGATTTTCCCTTCTTTTTATTAACTTTTGGATTCTTTTTCATAGCCTTATTATTGCGACGGTTTGAATTCCGTTCGCCTCCTCCTTTGCCGCCTTTTCTTGCCACTAGTCTACTGGATTAATCCAGGAGTCAAGACGATGCCCCTCAACAATAGCATGTGCTGGGGCGCTCTTCTTACCTCTCCAAGTAATGCCTTCTGGAAGTTTAATATTTGTATCGTGTTTGCCTTTATTAACGGCATTGATTGCACGTTTTGCTGGACCTACCATTGACTCTGGTACTGGAGGATAAAGATTGCTTGCTAAGTGGGCCCTAAGACCAGCGTTGCCGTTCTTCTTAAATTGTCTATCGTGTGCTGCGTATTCTTCAGCGTGCATGCTACCCATAGTTAACCCCTAGCGTTGTTATGCGCATCAGCAAAGTGCGCATTAATTGAACGACGAATTCCGCCTTGTAAACGAGATGTAGTTTTGCTGTAACTAACATCAGGAACTACCCATCCCTTATCTCCATGCCATGCAACAGGGGTGTTATAAGATTTAACTACATAAGTTGGATTGTGTGAACGCATTGCTTCGGCAAGATGAGAGGGCAACATCCCTGTTTCGGTACCAACTTCTGCAATAGAACCGCCACGGCTACTTGGTCCTACAAAAGACTCTCTTGCAATAACTGCTTCACCAAGATTCTTATGAGTAACTTTTTTAGCCATTGTATTACCTTTTTATTTCTGTAATTTTTTTAGAACCAGGATGCCATTTTTCATTTATGGCCCTATCTAAGTCTTGTTCGCAGTAAACACTTCCTCCATGACGATAAAGAGGTGTCTCATGCAATTTTGCGTAACAAACTTCACATTCAGGACCGTTATTAGGCCTTCTACGTTCGTCACTAGCACGGTCTGGTACAGATGACGAAGTTCCACGTGCCCAACGTCCTGCCCAATTTGCTGCTGCGCTCTTTCCCATGACTACTTTCCTGGATTTACCTTGTTTGGATATTCAGTTGTAGTAAATCCATATCCATAGAATGGATGTAGAGATTGACGATTAGCCTCAGTTGCTGAGGTATTCATTGCGTTCTCTTCTGTATCTGGGCGAACTTTACGGTATTTACCGTCTGTCGCTCCATCATTAAGAGACTTGTTCATTGAACGAGATGAGTTGACTGCCATTTATTTGCCTTTCTTTAGTTCTGCATCAATAGCAGCACGATTTTCTTTTACGGTCTTTCTATTACTAGACCCAGTGCCCATAATCATTCCGCCAAGTTTTTTGCTTAGTGCAGAAGGTTCTTTTTTAGGTTTTGGTGTGGCTTGAATAGCACCTGAACGACCTGCAGCCAACACAGATGCTCGTGATTCCCACTCCGCTACAGTACGTTTCTTTCCTGTAGCACCAGGAAGATTAGTGCCGTATTTATTTGCTAAAGAATCAGTACTAGGAAGGCTAGACTTTCTACGGTCATTGAACATCATTGCATTAGTTCCTTTGCTCTTTTTTGGCGCTTCGCTGTAGTACACCCAGTGCAGTGCCCTTGGTTCGCTAGAAATTCTACAGGGTTGATTATCATCCCACAGGTCGGACAGTTAGAAGAACCATTGTATTTTGTCAATTCTTGAGCCTGGAGTTCCAGAGTCAACATGCCATCGCCATCGTCAGCCATTTGTTACCTCTCCTGCCATAGTGGGTGACTTAAGAGTGGGTAAAGGATTGGCTTCCATCTCAACCGATTGTCCAAGAGCCATAGGAACGGCTGCGCCAGTGCTCTTAACAAAAGATGCAATTCTGCTAGTACTTGCCGTTGCTCTTGCTGCACCACGTGCAACTTTTGCAGCCTTTGCTAACTGAGCCGCACTAACAGCACGGCCTGCAATACCTGTTGCACCACGTGCAAGAATTGGACCTGCTGCGCTACGTGCTATCGCTCCTATTACAGAGCCAACAACTGGACCAATGATAGGCATTATTCACTTCCTAACGTATTTCTAGATGCACCAGTGTAGCCTGCTGGGCTTCCTGAGTACCAGGAAGTGCGAGGTTCTACATAATTTCTATCTACTGTAATGACATCGTCAATGCCTACAGCACGACGGTCATAACCGTAACGGTCTGGAAATAACCGAATTTGTGGAAGAGGTGGTCGAACCATCTGTGAAATTTCAGAGCCAGGAATACTCATAACCATAAGAGCCTGTGATGTTAGTCGTTCCATATTTGATGACCAAGGGCCGTTGTATTGCCAACGCTTTGCTACCTGGTCTGGTTGTACAGGTGCACGCCATGGTTTTGTATAGTCGTAAACTCCATCGTATTTTTGGGTCATACCGCACCTCTATGTGCAACCCATGTTATTGCTTGGGCTTTATTAGGAACATCAATATCAAGTTTTTGTGACGCTGATTTATAAGCATCAACAAAGTGGTCATATCTAGATTTAGCGCTAAGTCCTAAATCTTCACTCATTTTTCCTGGAGTCCAATTTAAATCTCTAGAACCTCCAGTGCCAACAAACGGTCTTCCTACAGCGATATCATATGCATGACGGTCAATTGTTACGTGCTCTGGACTGCTTGGGTCGTGGATGTTTTCAAAGAAACTGCGAACTTTGTGACCGCCCAACACGTCTCTTGGATGTTCGCCAGCCTGGATTCTTTGCGCTTTTTCTACATTCTTCTTAATAAGAGAACTTGGAGAATCTCCAGTTTTTACCAACTGATGAGCATAGGCAACATTTTTATTCCAATCGGTAAGAGGAGAGAGTGCAGCAATAATTCCCGCTCCTTTAGTAATGTCTCCACCACCAACACGTTTGGCTTCTTCGTGTGCCTTTTCGTACCATTCAGAACCACCTTTACGAAGTGCTTCTGTAGCCTCTGCATGTTTCTTTACAATATTATCTACGTGAGATTGGAATTGTTCTTTTGCTAAGTTCCTATCAAAACGACCATGTTCGTTAACTCCAAAGTACGCCATTAACGCCACGCAGGTTTCAAATAGGCAAGCATATTCTGACGACGAACATCAATTTGACCAGGAGCATCAGATACAAGATTTGATTTACCATCGTTGACGAGATGCGGTGCAGGAGTTAACTGTGTTTGTGGAGCAAAGCGTGCTGCACGATAAACAACAGCGCCTTTGCTTGCATCAGGTACTGCACGCATCTGACGCATAATTCCCATATCAGGAGTGAACTCTTGTGGCCAAAAGTACATTGATGGCTCAATACGCTCACCCTTGTGTACACCACGTTGATAAGCCTTTTGATTTACACGGCTCTTTACAGAGTCTAGAAGCCTGTCATCACGACGTGAACGAATTGTTCCAAGATAACCATCTGGATATTCAGCAGAAGGGACGCGCCCAACACCGATACGCAGAGCGTCCATGTTGTCGTGCGCAACAGGAGTGCCTGCTCCACCTTGATTGTTATAGCCATAAAAGCCACCAGCACCTAAAGATTGCCAGTTTTGACTAGCAGACATGTTGTTTGCGCCTGTAGGCATTAAGATTCCTTTGGTGGTCTAGGAGTATCCGTATACTTGTGACGAACGTCTTCGTGTCTAATGTCTGCTATATTCTTTACATCAAAAATTGCGTCTTCATTGCGGTCAATCATCTTGCGTTCGGTTCTGCCACGACTCTTCAATCCAACAGAAAGGTCCATCTGTATTCCTTTTTTAGGATTGTCTGAGTCAATCCAACTACCCATCATTGCCTGTGGCTTTACTTGTCCAGAAGGTCTGGTTGCCTCTCCCTTTAATCGCAAGAAATGAGAAGCAAACTGTTTAACGCTTAAGTTTCTATTTTCAGTTCCTGGGTTTTCGTACTGAGTATCTACAGTCTTGCCAGTTCTTTGAGAAGGCTCTCGTCCAACCACAAACATGTTCTCTTCGCCAACTTTTGGAAGTCGAGCGTCTTTTAAGAATATGGAAGCACCACCATTGTCGCGGGTGCTGTCAATGAACCCTTGGGCTGATGCAGGGTTTTCTACCACAAGGCGATGCTCGTCTTTGGTGAGGTCGCTACCCTTAGAGTTCTTAATCCAATCCATGTTAGTATTTTCCCCTTACTCACCAGTAATGTCAGGATAAAGGAGGCTTATGTCTGAGCCTGTGTCTGAACCCATCTATGAAGTGGCTGTTAGTACTGACCCTCTTCTTTGGGTTATTCATTGTGAACTTTGTAATGAAGAGTTTGGAACTCCTACAGATAGCGACTCTCTTCTAGAACTATTTGAGACCGAACACAAAAAAGCGCACGGTCTCAATTAATTTAAGACGGTTTATCAGCGCGTGGAATTGACGGCCCTGAGTTGTCGTCACCAAATTTATAGATAGAACCTGCACTTCTTTTTGAGTATGGCAAAGGACGTCCTCCACTCATGTCTCGTGTCTTCCACGCAGTGCGTGACTCATAAGTACCACGAGTTTCAGAGCCGTAAGATACGGGTGATTCGACGTCTACTTTTTGTGCCTTGTACGGGCTTGGGTTATAGTCATCGTCATCCCCGAACTGCGAAAGCGAACGAGGTTGTGATGGCATTAGTAACCGCTTGTTGTACCGTACTTGAAGTCGCCGCCAGCCTTGGAAGGAACCATCTTTGCATTTGCAAGAGTTGCAGATGCTTCAATTGAATGAACTGCTGGAAACTTTGCGCCAACAACATAACGAGCACCCATGCGCTCAGACTGTGCTGCATTTCCTGCAGGAACATTCTTGCGATTTGCTTTTCCGTTAGCAGTTGGGTCGCCAGCCTGTACGTTCTTCTTAGGCATTAGTTTGCCTTTTAAAGGCTTTGCACTTACGTTTGTTACGCCAGAGTAATCTGCGCCAACGTAACGACGTGGACTTGCCATATGTGCTGCAGAGGCTAAAACTTCTTCTGGGGTATCAATACTTCTGTTTTTCATAGTACCTGCCGATTCTGAGTGTGCTGATGCAAGGCCCATGCGACGACGCATTGCATGTCCTAGTCCTGACCAAGTTGCCATAATAACTCCCTTGCTTACCCCAAGGATAAGCCTGTTTTAACTTGCTGTAATGACGAATACAATGGCGCTTATCTCGCCATCACGGCTTTCTATAGTGGTGAATCCTGGTTTACAGAGAAGGTCCATGCCACGAGGGGCAACATAACCTCGAGAGATAGCGATTGCTTTAACGGCTTGATTTACTGCTCCAGCCCCTACAGCACGTAATTTTACTTCATGCTTTTCATAAATTGCATGGGCGATTGCTGATGCAACTGATTGAGGATTAGAGCCAGCGCTGACTCGAAGGAAGGGTTCTTCTGTAGAAGGTACAACTGTTGGTTCTTGTGTCGACACGATTGTTAGTCCTTTGGTTTCGATGTAGTGCCACTCCTAGGACTAAATGGTAGAACTATTCTCTGGACTGGTCTCGGTATTTGGGGTCCCACATTTGCTCTACTACAGACTGCTCTACCTTATCTTTGTAGATACCCGCTGCCAACCTTGCTAAAGCATAGGAATCGGCTGCATTATCGTCATTGAACTCTACGCCCCATCTTTTGTACATCTGGAGGAGCATCTCCTGTTTTTTGGCATTTCCTTTGCCTGCTGCATACTTTTTTAAAGTCATAGGAGGCACCTGTATTGGAAACCGTGTGTCATCATCAAAATAGTCGTACATAGTAAGTTTTACTAAGGCCGATAGTTCACCTAACACAAGGGCTGAGTGACTAGCCAACACAGTACCTTCCATTGCAATGTTTTGAATAGCGCGACCATTTTGAGATAGGTAATCTAAATGGTCAAATAAAAACTGCCTTATATCTACAAGACGCTCAACACCAAAGTACGGAGATTTGTAAACCCAAGTGTGATATTGCATTGGGTTGCTATGCGCTAAGGCAGTTAAAGCAAATCCAGTTAAAGACTGGTCAATGCCTATAGAGATGAGTTCGCCATCTTCTAACCCACCATCAAATGATTTTGTTGGCACGGCGTTCTCTTTCAGTAATAACCATGTCTACAGTTCCAAGATAACCAGCGCCGTCTACTAAATTATCCCTCTTATGTTTGTAGGCTTCTCGTGCAATCTTAACCCAAGTCATAGCCAGACCCACTTGTTCTTCGGTAATTTCAATACCAAAAATTACTTCCCAACCCTTTTTTATCCTATTAAAGTTGTCGAGAGGATGGTCATACGACTCGTTTCTATCATTATTTATTAATCGATGTGCTTCTGAAAGAATTGGTTCTGTCATACGTATTCCCTTCTTGGTCCACCAGCAGTACGACGAGTTATCTCTCTTGATACAAGAGTGATGTCGCGTTCTTGATTGTTAAGCATCATCTCTAAAATCTTACGACGAGCATACTTCTCTTCAAAAACATCCTCTAACTTTAAAACGTCTTCATCTGTGGCTATCTGAGCACGGATAAGAGTTACCTTGTCACCCTTGGTGGCAGTTCCCATCTTCTCAACCATAAGACGATTTGTTTTTAAGTCTAATGCTCTTTGTGCTGCTCTCTCAATTATCTGAGCCTCAGCAAGTTGTGAAGCGGTGTAATCAGCCCAGCCAGTTAGAATAGTAAACAACTCAGCCAACTGTTCGCTGCTTAATGAAGTGATGTCAGGAGGAAGCGGTGTTAGTTCATATTTTGGTTTTGGAACTAACGCTGCTGGGTCTACGGAATCAAGTCGCATTGTTTACACCCATCCTCTGAAACATTGCACTTAGGCATCTTATCAGCCTCTACAGCATCAACCACCTTTTGGGCTGCATTAAAGACTCTTTCTACAATATCAAAGTTTGCTTTTACCGTGAACTCTTTGTAACTCTGGTCTGCTTTTAGTTCATAAAGAAAAACGATTTCTTTGGGCGCATCTTCACCAAACATACGACGTGCTAATTCAAGGTACATCTGTCCCTGAAGTAGGTGACTACGGAAAGGCCTGCGAATATTGCTCCAAGCCTTTGTGACGTCATACCCCGCATCAGCCAAAAGGTCAGGGGCCTCAAATCTAAGAGTTCCTGCACCAATAGACTTTATTTCTATAAGGCAATCTTCTCCAAGACCCTTTATCCATCCATCGGCATGCCCGTGAATACGAAGAGACTCGTCTTTTAACGGCACTTCTCTATACTCAAATACAGAAGGCCCTGCGTTTATCTCAGAACTGACTCCCCACTCTCCTCTTTCATCAGTATCGCAGTACCAATATCCGTATAAAACTCCCATTTCATTAAAGCGGTCCTGCCATTTAGCATGAATAGCGTGACCTTCATCAAAGATGTTTTGAAGTCTAAGACCAGGTTTTTCTTTCTTTGCCTGTCCACCTTTTAGTAAATAAAAAGCGTATCTATGACACCAATCAGCCTTTATTATTTCAGATGGGTGTAAGACGTCTGTTCTACGGTCACTTGGTGGCTTGAGCATTAAAAACCGCTCTACATCTCCAAGTAATCGTGTCTCCGTCTTCTTGGCATCAAGAAATCGCTTTAAGTCTTTAGACGCTTGAACTGGCATCACACTTCCTTACTGAAGATAAATTCTTTGAGGGTCATTTTCTTTTTGTATTTCTTTTGCCACTTTCTTAAGAGCGCATTTCTTTCACGATGAGAAAGACCTCCCCAGATTCCGTGTGGTTCGTCTCTTGAGATTGCGTCCCAAAGACAATCTTTTCTGACTGGACAGTGTACCTTTCCAGTTTCACCAAAACAGAATGCTTTTGCTTGTTCAGCAATAATTTTGTATTGGTTTTTATCTCTTGGTGGATAGAATAGGTCGGTATCTGCACCTGAACATTTGGCTTGATATCGCCAAGCGTACTCTGGTTCATCCATGTATTAGGCATCCTTTAGTTTCTCCCTCATCTCGATAAAGTCATCCTCGGTAAGAATGACGTAGTTCTCTCCATCAAGATGAATACCAAATACTGGCATTCGTCCTTCAAGGATTGCCTCTCTAACATTTTTCTTTACTGCTTCGGACTTTAAGGTGAACTGTTTTTTACCAGTCCACTTATGTTCAATCAATAGGTCAGTTGACCGAACATCACCCTTTCTTGCCCAAAGAGCCCCAGATGCAGCGTTACGACTTCCACCAATCTTTTTGGCTAATCGCTTCTCGTGTTTCTGAGACTCCTTTTGCCCTTTACTCCTCAAGTTCTATTTTGCCTTCCTCGTAGCCTTTTAGCAATTTAGGGACTACATAGAAAAGCGTCTCTCTCCAGAAACAGCGATTGCAACCACAAAAAGGTTCGCCAGATAGCGTCTCTGTTAGTTCTTCTTCTGTGCCTTCGTATATGGCTTCAAACAACATGTCAGTGTAGGCTTCTACACCACGCTCTAGTTCTTCAGCCCATTCTTGGTCAATTACTTCAAATCCGTTACTCATCATCACCCACCACAATGGCATCATGCGATTCGAGGACAGCCTTTTCAAGTTCTTCCTTGAGGTCAATCTCGCTACGGAGGCTATCAATAACGGGTTCAATTCCCTGCCACTTTCTTTCGCCATAGTAGTACCACCCGCCCTTTCGCTCTATCAGTCCTTTTACCACTGCAAGAGAAGCAATCTCTTTGGCAAAGTCATACTCTCCTGGTAGACAAGCACCGCCATCTGCAAAGTAAAAATCAAAGTATGCAACTCTTTGAGGGGGCGCAGTTTTGTTCTTTAATGTTCTAACTTTGATTCTCTGCCCGATACGAACTTTGTTATTGCCAGAACCTAGTTCAATCCACTCATCTCTTCGTACTTCACAACGAGTAAAGAACGCATAGTTCTTTCCTTCACCACCAGGAGTGGTACGAGGGTCACCATGCATTACACCAATCTTCATTCGGTATTGATTGATAACGATTCCTAATACAGGACGTTCAGCCTCTACAAGGCTACGTTTCATAGCGGTTCCTACAACACGGAAAAACTTATTCGTTAGTAGTGCGCCCTTACCTACGGTTGCTTCATCCATATTCTTTTCTAACTCAGGAGAAGGTGAAAGGGCTGGAAGAGAGTCGATAACTAGTGCATCTACTGACTTAGATTCCGCAAACGCAATCACTGCGTCGTAGGCTTCTTCCATTACGCTTGTTTCAACCACAATTACTCTGCTGGTATCTACACCACACATTTGCGCATAAGCAGGAACCCACGCTTCTGCTGCAACCCATACAGTTGTAAAGTTTGGGTCTTTTGCTTGATTAGCAGCAATTGCTTTGAGTGCTACAGCAGTCTTACCGTGAGATGGTTCACCAATAAGTTCGTTCCATTGATTTCCAGGAAACCCACCACCAAGAACGTAATCAAGAGTTGTGGAACCACTTGTAAACCTAGGAACTAAATCAGAACGGATGTCACTGGCGAATACAACGACGCCATCTCCAAACTTTTTATTAAGTTGAGCAACAATCTTTTTTGCCTCATCAGTAATCATCCGTCAATCCTTCCGACTATTTGTTGTGGGTTAAAGTTATTTGTTGCGTCGTTTCCTCTGGCGGATTTTGTAGCGCCTTCAACTTTTGCGCCCGTAAGAGAGCCATACCTACTGCCTGATTGTTCTAATGGATAGCCGCAGTCATAGCAACGCAGTTTTGCTCCAGAAACACTCATGTAGTTACTCGACGAACAGTTTGGACAATTCTGTGTTTGTGATGCGCTCTGTGCTTTAGATAAAGGTGGTTGTGTGGACTGTGGTTGCACATAAGGAGTCATAGGTTGTTGTGATGGCGGCATAGGCATGTTGGGTTGTCGTGGCTGTACTGGCTGTGGTGCAGGTTGTCCTGCAAGTTTATTGGCCCACCAATTTGCGTTACTCATTAGTCCTTTGCCTCTCCCCATCTGTCTACTATTTTTGCTTCAGCAATAAGCGGAACTGTAATCTCTGGAAGTTTGATGCCTTCCATTGACTCGCGGATTGCTTCTGCTACATCTTCCGCTAAATCTTCACGGGCAACGGTAACCAATTCATCGTGCACGGTCAATATGACATTAGCCCCTGGCTCATCTAAAAAGCAAGAATGAGCCCGTATAATGGCTAATTTCATAACGTCTGCTGCAGAACCCTGAATTACTGTGTTAAAAGCCTGACGTTCTGCCCTGGACTTCAATCCTTGGTCTCTAGATTTTAAATCAGGAATATAACGACGACGACCAAACAAGGTGGACACAAATGGCGTAGGTGCCTGTGCAGCAGCCATACGAATCACTCGTGCTCGATATTTTGCTATATCGTTGAACTGTTTGCTAAAGCGGTCTAATAAATCCTTTGCATCCTTTACTGTACAACCGATGCTCTGAGCAATCTTTTCGGGCCCTACTCCGTAAGACATAGCCAATACTAAGACTTTACCAGCCTTCCTCTCAACGCCCATCGTGTCACCGATAGTGGTGTAAATATCGCCACCCTCTAAATAGTTATTCATCATAATCGGGTCACCTGAGAAGGAAGCAATAATGCGAGGCTCAATCTGACTGTAATCAGCCACTACTAACTTGTATCCAGGTGGTGCTATAAACATGTTGCGGATAAGAGTGCCGTAATCCCCACCACTTGGAATGTTCTGTAGATTTGGGTCGCTACTAGAGAAACGACCAGTCTCTGCTCCGTGTGGTTTGAAGTTTGTGTGTACTTTGCCATTTATTAAAAGCGATTTCTTTTCAGTAACTTTTGTTTTGCCCATAACTGTGTGAGTGACCTCTCCACCTAAATAGGGCATTACATAAGTTGTCATTAATTTATTTAAATCTTGGTATTCAAGAATGGCGTCTACTAGTTCATCTTTGCTTCGGTAAAACTCTAAAGCGTCTGAAGACACTGAGTAATGCTGTATACCTAACTTCATTGGGGCAGTCATAGCCACCTCTTGACCCTTAGTAGTAAGCGCAATCTTAATGCGAAGATTTGGCTTGATTCCTCTACCGCCCTCTTCTTTTGGAGAGAACAACAACTTCTGCTTCTCCTGTACAGAGTTCATTGCAAAAGGTCTGCCAACTAACTTCCAGGCTCTGGCTTTGGCATCGTCAATGTCTTTATCTAAGCGTTTCTTCAACTTGGTAAGTTCAACCACATCTATATTAGCGCCTGTTAATTCCATATCGCATAAGGCTGCAAGGACATCCATCTCAAGACCCCACACACGACTCAAATCACCCTCTAATTTAGGTTTATAAACCTTGTACAAGGCGTAAGTAGCCTCAGCATCTAAACCAGAATACTTTGCTACATCACTGAACGAATGAATCTCTACTTGTGCTCCAACACCTTTTTCAACTACTATGCCCAATTCTCGTTTAGCACAATCTGCTAACCCAAGATATCCCCTAAGTCTGTTGTCGATGATAAACCCAGCCATCATCGTGTCAAAGAATGGCTTATAAGGAACAACGCCACGGTAATACTTTGCAATTGATTTTAAATCAAACTTTACATTGTGACCTATTTTTAACTTATCACTAAAGAACAGTGGCTTCAAAGCCTTGAAAACATCTCCAGGCAGTAATTGCTCAGGAGCAGGACCAAATACTGGTTTCCACTTTGCTTGGTTCTTTGAATAGTCAGTTTCTTTCACTTCTTTTCCTGCTGCTAACTTTCGCTGACCACTAAGCAACAGTTCTTTGTCCCAATGTAAAAACTCACCATTTGGATGACCCATAGGGATGACGTCTGTACGTTCTTCTGTTGCTAACGAAATCCACAGTACATCGTTTACGACAGGCTGAATGCGATTTTCTCCAACAGATTCAATATCAAATGCAAATGCATCTACTTCTTGGTAATAAGCAACTAAGTCTTCTAACTGTTCTTTTGTTGTAATGATATTCATAACAACCCTCTCTTTTAAAGTGAGAGAGCCTGAAATGGAGGTAACAGGCTCTCCCACGTGTGGAAACTAACTAGGCTACAGAACGAGCAACGTCTAGTAGTTCAGAGCGAGGGGTCTCTCGAATTACTTCTGCTGTATAAGGTTCAGCGGCTGCTACAAGTTCATTAACCTGTTCTTGGTTAAGTTTCCACTCCTCGGCAAGGTCACGGCCACGGACGAAGTTGAGGGTGTACTGCGTCGTTGGGCCAGTGCCTAATCGAGAAATCTCCCAGAACTCTTTTGAAAGAGGTCCTTTGCGCTCGTCATCATGCGCTTTCTTAATTTGACGAGCCAGTGATGGTGGTGCAGTAAGAATCTGTACGCCCTGCGATTCACCAGATAGTACGAGTACATTAAATGCAAACTTTCCACGAGGCTTGTCTCCAAGAATCTCGCAGAGTGGGCACCCATCTCCCATGCAGACAAAAGACTTCTTGCCCTTTGGGCGTTCAATCCAGTGCTGCTCATAAGTTGCAAATGGGGAATCTTCGAGGAACTTCACTAGTTGAGGTTCTTCGGAGAAACGGAAGTCAGTCGGAAATTCCGAGTTGTCTGACTTAAGAAGTGCATCTACGGCGTCCCAGCCTTGCTGCACAGTAGTTCCAACCTTCGGTTGGGCTGTTTCACTATCTTCATCAAGATAGTCATCTGCATTTACTGCAGGTTTTGTAATTGGCATTTATTTCCTTTTTGGTAGTGAGGCACTGAGCAATTCGTATCTCTGTACGGGTTATTGCTTCTGGCTCTCGATGGATGTGAGTTCCTTCCAGCGCTTTAATAAAGCCTCTGTCAGGTCTTCGTGTTGATTCCACTCTACACGAGCAGAACCTAAGAGATTGCGTTTGGCGAACTCGTCAATTGCAGCCTCTATTAATGAACGAGTATACACCCTATTTCCTCCAGTCTTTTGACCCTTTAAAGTCTTAGACCGTAACCGATAGGGAGCACGAGGTATGTAACCTTTTCGTTCCCATAGGCGAACAGTAACTATGGTCTTTTCCAAAGCCTGTGCAAGAGCACCGATTGTATAGACCTCAGTTTCTTTTCCACCTAATGTTTTGATGATTGGATTTTCATCCCAACCATTTGTCTCGCCGTTTTTACGACGAGAAACCTTTGAATCTGGTTCTCTTCTTTTTTTCTTTGAACCAGGAATATATTCGAGGTCTTTAAAGGCCTCAATTATTTCGTCCTCACCTCTTAGTCCTGGCATAGTTATCTCTTGTTCATCACCAATGCCCAGACAACAGTCTGAGGATACATTTCATCAATCTCTTCTTCAGTTAACTCATCACTGTAAAGCGCAGCCATAAGAGCGTCTTCATCAATTATTTCTACGGTTTTGATTAACTTATCACGAAGTCCTTTTTCATCAATAATGTCAAATGCAATGTCTTCATCAATCTTTCTAGTTACTCTACGTTGTTTTGTAATAGAGCCAAATCCTTCAATTTCTTGAGGCAGTTCAAAAATCACATTTCCTTTACTGTCAACTTCGCCATTTTCTTCAATGTGTGAAAACAAATCTTCACGAAGAGACTTCATTTGGTCTTGGAAATACTCGACCTGTTTTTTAAAGAATGCATACTGCTGTGCTTGTGATAAGACATCGTCCTTATCAACAGTTCTATCTTCTTGTTTAGCAACGCGAGCCATGATTACCCTCCTACTTTGGTCTGAGAAATGAAGTCCAAAAGACTTCCTACGGTCAAGTCTATACCACCACGAGAGTTGATTCCCTGACCGTCCATGACCGCATCAGCCACCGCATTCTTCTGCTGTAGCATCTCGTGTTGGCGCTCCTCAATAGAGCCCTCCATGAGCAAGTCCTGGATAGTTATTGTAGGCCAACGACTAGACGCCCTTTTGATTCGCCCGTTTCTCTGCACTGCTAGTCCAGCATTCCAGGGCAAATCATAGTTAATCAAAAGGTTTGCATTAGGGAGGTCTACCCCATACCCACCAGCATCTGAAGAGATAAACACTCGGCACTCTGGGTCATTTAAAAACTTTTCTTTGCTTTTTTCTTTTTCTTTAGAATTCATCTCTCCTGTGTAGATAGTGCCACCAAGTTCACTGTGTATTAAATCAACGGCTCCAAGATAAGACGTGAATACAACAACCTTTGCATCAGGGTCAGTGTCTAAGTGTTCAGTTACGTATTGCTTCAATGCTTCTAGTTTTGGGCTTTTTATGTTGGTCACTTTTAAGTGCCCATTGTTAAACAGGTAGTTTGCATAGGCGCTGCCAACTTTGCCATCGTAATTAGCCCCGCTAGCCGCAAGAATGACTGCTGAATCACAGACCATTCGCAACGCGGTTATCTTAGACATTATGGAACCACGCATCATGTCTGCAGGACTTCCAGGCTTATGTCCTTCTCCGTAATGAGCAGCGATAGAAAAACTAGCACCAAGAAGTTGTTGTGCTTCAATTAATTCATTACGAAGTTCTTCAGCAATAAATGTATAAAGTTTTTTACTTGCCGAATCAAACTTTATCAACAGAGGTTCACGATAGATAACACTAGGAAGATACGGAGCCACGTCAGGGTCAGTCTGCACTTTACGAACAGAAGAGCCCTTCATCTTTTCGTGAAAGATAGGAAGATTGCGATAACGCTGTACCCCACCAAAATGGTTGCGAACTATAAAGGTTTGGTCAAACAAATCAAACCGTCCCAATAAATTTGGATTAACAAACTGCATAATGCTGTAAACTTCTTCGGGCTTCCCATTTTCAATGGGAGTTCCCGTAAGAGCGAATCTAACAGGAACATTTCGAGAAAGTTCTTTTACTTTTTTGGACCTTTTGGAACGAAAACCTTTTATTGCAGTGGCTTCATCACAGATGATGGCGCCCCAGAAGTAACGTTTTACTGCATCCCAGTCATTGACTATGGATTCGTAGTTAGTTATTACATAATCAGCCTTCTGACCCTCTTCATATTGTTTAGCACGTTGCTGTTTGTTTCCGTCTACCACAACAGATACGACGTCTTTGGTGAACTTTGATATCTCTTTCTGCCATTGGTATTTAAGACTGGATAGGGCTATTACAAGAATAGGGCCCTTTTGAATCTGCCCTGTATCGTTTAGTTTTTCTAAAGCCGCAATAGTCATACAAGTTTTCCCAAGACCCATTTCGTATGCAACTAACATTTTCTTTTCGCCAACCATACGACTTACAGCCTCAACTTGGTAAGGTTTCAGAGTTCCGCTAAACAAGGAATGCCTCCTTGCCTAGGACATAAGACTTGGCGTTCTCTATACCGCGATGAATCTCATCTACAGTCATATCGCCTGGGTCTTTTACATCTATGCTCTTATAGTCAAAGAAGAACAAGTTCAAACCATACTTGCGAGCATGTGGGCGCATCGACTCTGCTGCTTTTAATCCTGCTTCATCTTTATCGAACGCTGCAATTACCTTCTCTGCTCTGCGCATAATCTTTGCTTGGTCTTCACTGACAATTGCACCGAATGTAGAGATTGCTCCTTCTACTCCTGCGCATCTAAGTCGAACAACATCTAACGGGGATTCGACAACAACAAGGATGTCGGTAGCCATCACTTCAACACCGAACACAGTCTTTGACTTCTTTACGCCCTGCGGTTGATTGCGAAAAAAGCGACCTGAAGCACCCTTTTCTTGCCATCCCATTAACTCAAACGTATCGGGATGGCGGATAGGAAGAATCCATGCTGAATGACTTACATCCCAAAGTACGCCGTGGTGCTTTGCTGCTTCTGCAGTTAGGAATCGCTTTTTTAACTCAAATGCAGGAGGCTCTGAGTACACAGCCAAGCGAGCCTCTGACATACCTATTGGCTCTGCTTCAGGCTGTACATATTGTGGTAAATCCTTAATGCGACGAAGCAACGAATCGATTGGCAGTTCTGTTTGACCGTCAATGTATTCTTTTGCTTCGTGGTAATCAATGCCACGCAAATCACGAACTAATGTGTACAGGTTTCCCTTGTAACCGCAAGAAAAACAAATGTGTGCACCAGTAACTATGTTTATCCACCAAGATGGATGATGGTCTTCTTTTCCTGTGCGCTTCTTGTGCATAGGACAAAGACCATTAACTTCATCGCCACGTTGTGCTGCCAGTGGCAAGTCAAGTGCTAGTAGTGTCTTTTCTACATCCATCATCTGCCCCAGTTCATGCAGTACGTGCACTTGGTCATGAAGGACTCATCGTGGAAGCAGCCAGTCTCCCAACGCCATGTAATAGCAGTCTCACTTGGTGGGCAGTTACGTGATTGCACAATCTTTAATAGGCGAATCTCTTCGTCTTCTTCAACTGGCTCAAGACCAATAATTACATCTGAGTCTTGGAAGAACGAAGATGAATAACCGATTGAATCTGCGGTGACTTTACCAGCACGCATCTTCCAAAGAAGAGTCTGAGTAGTAATAACTATTGGCTTATTAATCTTTTGAGCAAGGCGCTTCAATGCACGGGTGATATTGGTAATTGCTTGAGGGGTGTTCATCTCTCCAGTAATTTCGTCCATCATCAAATAGACACCGTCTACAAATATAATGTCGGGATTGCACTGCTCAATCTTTGCTGACAACGCTGATACTGTGATTCCGTTTACGGCGTCAACTAAATGGAATGGGTGCAACTTCTCCATGTCATTGAGCATGTCTATGTAACGAGATTCTTCTGCTGGCAATAACTTTCCACGACGAAGACGACCATGGGATATCTGAGCACGCATTGCATCGTGACGCTGCTGTTGCTCGTGATTGTTCATCTCAAACGATTGGAACATTGGTACTTTGCCCAACTTATGAACATTGATAGCCATCTGCAATGCAATCTGCGATTTACCCGTCTTTGGTGGAGCGATGATGGTGATTAACTGACCGCCCTGCAAACCTGCAGTTGCCTCATCAATCTTTTCAAATCCTGTAGGTATTCCTAGAAATGTCTTGCTCTGTAACGCTTTGTAGTCTTCATATCTCTGCTCAGTGTTCTTTGATAAGTCGACTTCATGCGTTCCAAGAACGCCCTGCTCATTTACTTTGGCAATTACCTGCTCCATAGCAAGCAGAGCAGCATCATGATTATTGTCCTGAAGAAGTTCGACTGCAGTCTCTAAGCCTTGACGAGTAAGAAGACGACGACGGAAATCAACCATCGTGTCAAGAAGATACTCAACAGTGTCTTGTACATCTAAAACTTTATAGTTTGGATAGTGGTCTTTTACAGTGGTTGCTGTAGGAACTTCACGGTATTCGCTGTAATGCTTTCGAACAAAGTTCCAAACTTTACGATTATCTTCATCTAAAAACCACGCATCCTGTACACCACGAGACAGCGCAGGAATAATGTCGCGGTCACGAATGACCTTACTAACTAAGCGGTGTTCATTGTCCGCTGCCATGCGCCCTCCCTCCAGGGTTAAAGATTGGCTAGTTCTATACCTGCCGAACCATATCTCGCAACTCGGTCAGGCTTATCGATAATGCCCTTCAAGTTGGGTCGATACGGAATCAATCCTACCAACTCATCAACGTTCTCATACAACTGCCAATAATTGAAAGGATTTACTACACGCCTTTCCAATTTTTCAAATGCTTTATCAAGTAACTCTTCAGACCAACCTTCTGACTCAAAACCAGCAAGTTCCAAGGATAGCCCATAGTTGTTAGACAAAAGCCAAAGTTTGTTTGCAGCAAGAAGTTCTATGTCTCCCACTTTATAGGAAGTTTTCTTACCTAAAAGTCTACGAGTCTCTTCTTCAACTAACTTTATCACTACATCAGTAGTGGCTATAAGTTGTGGAGAGGAGACATTTGATATGTCTCCGTCTTTCATATGACTTCTATTTTAGCGTACTTGACTACAAACTCTCGAAACTTTTCAGCGTTATAGTTTGCCTCAAGCGCTAACTCTTCAGGAACTTCTTCTGGTATCAATACCGAGTATTGTCCGCCGTTTAACTGCATACGCTCATGGACAAAACGGACATGTTTGCAATCAAATTGCTTTTTCCATTTTGGACAACTACAACGAAGTCTCTTTGTCTCAGTATCGACTTCAACTTCAAAAATGCCAGCAGCCTGCGCAGAGATGAACAACTGTATTGTTCTCCACGAAGTCTGCACACTTCCGCCTTTCATAATGCTCCCCTCAAATCGGAACCGAATATTGGAACTCGTACAAACGCCTCTTGGGCAAAACTTCCCATTGCATCGCCATACTTGTCCTGCCAATTCTCCAGCATGACATTGGTGGTAACTATCGTAGGTAGCGCCTTGTCATACCTAGAACGAAGTATCTCATCAAAGGATGTGTCATCGTACTTTGAACCATATTCTTTTCCGAGGTCATCAATGACCAATAATCTGACGTTCAAAAAATCGATTTTAGAGCGACCATGAAGCCCATCAATTTCATAAACCATCTGCTTCTTGTCCTCTGGGTCTGCATCGAAGGTCGACTTTTTCTTCGATAAAAACTCAGGATAAGTCATGTAGTAGATAGGGCGAGCATTGAGGCCATAATCGCTCGCATTCATTCCCAAAATCTTACGAGCCTCTTCGTCATCCTCTGGGAGACGTCGGACCACCTCCATAGCCGCAACAACTGCGTGAGTTGTTTTGCCGATTCCAGGCCCTCCATCAAAGAGCATACCGACGCCGTTAGTTCCAATGTTGCCAACCTGCTTTATAACAAGACCGTTAACAACATCATCAATCCACTGTTCATACTGCAGTGGAACTTCTCCTGAACGCTCAACTAAATCCTTTATCTCAAGACCTAGAAAACGACGTGGAATATTTGAAGTGCGCAAAAGCCAATGCTTTTTAATAGACGATAACTGGTTTACGTCGTACACTATTTGGCCCCCTGTATCTTCTTTTCGTAACGCTCTAATTGCGCTCTTCCAGACATTGAGTTCTGGAATTCACGACCATCACTTGCTATGAGAACAGCCATCTTATCTGTAGGAAGTTTCTTTTCGGAAATTCTTCCAAGACCTAAATTCTCTCGTGCTTGGTTCATTTTCTTGCCAAACGAAGCGAGATAAAGTTTATAAAGATTAGGCGCTTCATCACCAATGCTTTTAAAGTTACTTTCATCTGCCATAAATATACGGAGCAGTTCAAGTTCAATTAATGCAGTTGTTCCGTACTGCTTTCTAAACTTTGAGAGGGCTCCTGAAAGTGCTCTGACATTGACTGTTCCTGGAAGAAGGGGGTACTTACGCCCAACGCGAAAAGAAAACTCTGCAGCGACATCCATTGGGGTCCACTCATGCTCTGGCCTCTTTCCACGGGTCTTGGGGTCGCGCTTGGAAAGTTTTTTCTGTGGCGAATCTTTTGGTTCAACAAGTCCAAAGCCTGCCAAGTCATCTCCATCGTCATAGTTTCTCATAGGAACCTTCACCTCTTTCAGAGAAACACCTTCGGTGTTTCTAAAATCTTTTAATTGATTACTATCTTGGCTATTAGGTACTAATGGCTTAATAGTCTTTTTACTACGTGACCTATAGTCATGTGAGGTGTGGACATTTGCGTCCCCTAGACTAGTGGACATTTCTGTCCAGTAGGTTAGCCGATACTCGTCTTTGCCTCTATAGCCGTTAGCCCTTTTGGTTCTCTTACGGGTCAGGAAGCCGTGCCCTTCTAAAGCCTTCAGAGCCCTTCTGACGGTCTTTTCAGATACGTTGCCAGTGCCTGACCTCATCTGTTCAACGTCAAGGTCTACAGAGCCTTCAGAGCCCGATTTATGGCATAGCAAAGCCAGAAGCCTGAACTGGTAATCGGTTATAGGGGCCGAAAAAGCCCTGTGTGGCATTTTCACGGGCGCATCCTACTTATCGAAGGGTCTGAAGTCTTTCTTGTCGATGTCCTCACGAAGGCGCTCTTCTACGGCCTTGCTGATTGTGTTTAGGACTCCGTCCTGGATGTAGATAGCGAATGCCTCAATGAAGTTAGAGAGTGCTTCCTGCATCTCTTCGTAAAGCAGGTCTGACTCGTCGTCTTCGTCTATCTCGACCTCGACGACCTCTAGACCATTCTCTATGTTCCAAGTCTCTATTGCAAAATCTTCAACGGCGTGTAATGCAAGATGAGCCTCAATGCTGTCTTCCCAAACCAATGCCATAACATCTTCAGAAGTTACTTCTCTGAGTATCTCTTTTAGAGGATTCGAGCAGAGCGTTAAGTCATGAGCACCAAGAGCAAGCACATCCACATTGTCTCCATCACTAAAGAACAAGTGATACTTTGCTTTAGTGTCTTGAAGAGCCTTTGCTGAAGAAAGTATAAAGTCTTGATAATCAGCAATTATTGGCAGAACTACTGTTGCGTCTTTATTTAGTTGTATTAAGCGCCGTAATCCTTCTTCAACGTTACCGTCTTTAAATGGCAGAACAAGAATTCTTTTCATAACCCCTCCTTATAAACGTGGCAGACGAGACTGCACTACCGTTGGTCTGTTCAAAAACTTGGCCAATACCAAGGATACGAAGGTAGTGGCTGGAACGGTAACTGCCAAATTGAGGTCAATACCATTCAAAACATACAGAGCGCCAAAACTTAACGGAAGCGCAAAGAAAATGTTTATATTAGATTTACCTATCCAAGCACCTAGAAGAGTTAAATCAAGTAGTTCTAGGATATAAGTTACGGCTAGTCCAGAAAGTAAAACTGATAGTAGTAGGTCTGTCATAAGGACATCCTATACCGTAGTTGTATTAGCCTCCACACCTTCGTGAGAGCGCACAATCCACAGGCTGTTTGCTGGAACCCAATCGATGATTGTTCGGTAGAGTCTTGGAACCTTAAAGTCTTTGCTGTAGTACAGATGCGAGACCGAGTTATGAGGTGTCCCCTCCCAAACCGCGCCGTACTGTGTGGCTAGAGCACCGTCAAAGTAATCGGTCATCTCAGGACCCGCTTCCAATTGGAAGCCTTCGAACCACGCACTGCCACCAGAGGCACTGCCTACCTCAACGTTTATTGCAAATTCTAAGAAGGTCTCTATGTCTTCAGCGCTAACGTAAACAGTAGTTGAAAATCTCTGCCAATCTGTGGTTAAGGTAGTGCCTGTCATTACTCCATTGAGAGGCGTTCCGTCGTCCTGGGGAGTTAACTCAATGTCTAAGGAAACCTCTTCAGATGCTTTGGCATAAAACGAAAGTGTGTAATAACTATCTAGCCTTGGCGCAGCGGCAGTCGTAGTCTCTAACGTTGCTCCAGAGGCTATGTCTAAGAGCAGAGACTGTGTTCCACCTGGAGAGTCTGCAGGTACATCAGAGTCTAAAGAATCGTCATCAGCAGTTATTGTCCACGTAGCCGTGTCTACTTCAAAAGATGGATTTAAAACATAGTTTGCTTTGTTTGAATTTAAAAATATATCTATTGCTCTTGCTTCTTTGTAAGAAGTGTTATCTGTGTTTTCACCGTTCTCAACATATATTTGGTCAACATAGTAGGTCCCAGCAGCACTGAAACTTAATTTTAAAGAAGCGTAGACAGCGTCTGCTGGAGTTTCTGCAGTTTGCCAAGATGTTTGCCAAGTGTTATTAGCAGAGTTAGATGTTCCAACAAAATCAGACGCCAAATCTGTACCGTCTTTGTCGTAGAACTTTACTGTCAGCGTTACTGTTCCCGCGCTTGCAGGAGACTTGTATTTATACCCGAAAGTAAAGTCGACTTCTGTTTTTACTGGTACGCCTTTACGAATTGGGTCGTCAGCACCTAATTGTATGTATGCAGCACCTGTGGCCACTACTTTTCCAGAATAAACCTCATCAATCACATAGTCTGTTGATACAGCAACTTGTTCGTCACTTGAGGTCAACGCACAAGTGTTAGTTACCCAGTTTCCTGTTCCTCCATAAAAGGTAGAATCTTGAGCAGTCAGCATCAGGTTAGGAGACACCGTTATGTCTGGCTCATATCCAGTTAAACACTCTGCATATGTCTCTAGCCCAGTTTGAAGCCCCTTGTTTTTGTACATGTAGATTGCTTCTCGTATAAGTCTCTTTTGACTTTTTACTGGAAGACTAGGCTCTGGATTTAATCCAAAATTCAAAGTCTCTAGAGGCAAGAGATTAAAAGCCGTTTCTTCGGCGTTAGAACTGTTGGGTTTAAGCAGGTCTATTTGAGTCAGTAACTGTTCGTATGTAAATGACATGCCCTCTATAAATGAGTAGAGCGCTGATGTTTCATCAGTTACTCCTAAAGGACTTTGAACAGCGCTTGTGTAGACCTTGGGAATAATGTCCATTATTCGGCGTTGAGCACTGTGGTCAGATGGAACGGTGTCTGTTATCTCTCCTGCAACTAACCAGTACCCTAAATCAATAAACAGGAATACTCGATAGTAAATCTGTCTACCAGGAAGTATGTCTGTTAATCCAGTTCCGTCTTCAGAATCTACAAAAGAAAGGCGAGAAACGTTACCTTCTGTTGCCGCTTCTTCCCAAACAATTTCTCCATCTTCGGCAGTTTCTGGATAGCCTACTTGACTTCTTACAAGTCGTATTTTTGTAAAATCGCCTGTAGGAGACTGCCATTCAATTTTAGTTTTATTAAAGTCTAAAACAACCAAAGACATAGGTTCAACAGAGTAAGCAAGTTTTGGTTGTAGACCATACTTTGCTGCTCCATAGGTAAACGTGCCGTAACGTGCCACTTATGCGCTCCTCTTAAGCAATGTCTCCGTAGATAATCCATTCATCGCTGTCAATTTTTACCAATGTGGCTACAGCATACTGTCCGTTTAAATCTACTGTTCCTGTTCCCGCTGTTGAAGAGATTGTTGCAGAACTTTCAGTAGTAACAGACACTGTTCCTGAACCGTTCTGTACCAAAAGAAATGTCTGACCAACAACAAACTCGTATGTAGAGTCATCTGGAATAGTTACTGTTACAGGGTCGCTGCTACTGAACACTAGAGCCTTACCCGTATCGTTTACATCTAGTGTTAGTGATGTTCCTGCTTCATAAGAGACTATTCTTTGATGCGCAGTTGGAAATGCTGAAGCAACAGGTAACCATTCCGTACCAGTCCAAACATAAGAGGGTTTTGCCATCTCAGCCTCCCATCAACATCAATGTATCGTTTAACGAACCACTAGATACTGATACTTGAGTTTCATCAACATCGGATGAAGAGTCTACCCAAATAGTTCCTGCTGGATAACCTAGTGTTACTGCATCAGGCTGTGTTGCAGAATACACAACGGTAGGTCTTGCATCTGTGTATTCTTTTATATCTGTTGTTCCAGTTACGATAACAGCAGTTGGTGGAATATCAGAAAAAGTATTGTTAGAGCCAGAAATTGTTTTATTTTGAAAAGTCTCTGTACCTGTTACTGTGGCTAATGTGTTAGATGAATATTTAGGAATGCCTGAACTATCTACACTAAATACAACTGTATTGCTGGAGTTTCTAGCCTCTAATAAATTTGCAGTTTGTCCAGAAGCAGCCTTTATATTTAAACCAACAATTGAAGAGCCTGAAGGAATGATTGTTGAACCACCAACATCAGACACATAGCGGTCATAAATTTCCTTGATTCCGTACTCCATATTAGCAAGACGGTCTTTCAAGGTGTTCCAGTTTGTTGTTGCTAGGTCAAACACTCCGACCCAGCCAGAGCCTGTCTTTATGGCTGTTCCAAGGTTTTCCTGAAGAGCCACAACTTCTAACTGAAGGCTATTTACGTGTTCGGCAAGGACTGTGTCCGTGAAGTCTACCTTGGTGGTAAACGACTTCACCGATGATGGATAAGACGCTGTCACTTTCCTCTTCCTTCCGACCTAAAGGTCTATTTTCGTCTAAGTGCCTCCCATTTACCTGCTGAACTCAGGCTATCTGGTTCATAGTCACTATCAGAGAGGGAACCGCAGGCTTTGGACTAGCGGCTGTTTCGTACTCTATTGCCATATTTACGGTATCTGTCGACCATGCTAATTGCACATAGTCATCGTGCTCTAAACCAATTACAAAGTTCCAAGCAGCCACTGAATACTTGCCAGAGTTTAAGTTTAATCTAGTGGCTGAATTATCGATATTAGTTCCATTCTTCTTTAACCAAATCCATATACTTTCTCCAGGACCACCGCCACCTCCAGTTCTATGATGAATTTGTGAAGAAAACTGAAAGTTGTAGGTTCCACTTTCTTCTACCGTAAATTTTGAGTTGTCTATAACAGAGATTCCTTCTTCATAATCAGTATTATTTACAGTAAAGTTATAGGCAGTGTTAGCAGCGGCAGCAGTTTGGTCTGCAGTGCTGAACCAAGAACCGTATGCAAAGACACCTTGGGGCTCATCTCCATATTCGCCTATCCATACTGGATAGTCTGGGTCACCACCTAAATACATAACGTAAACTCCAGAGCCAATGGCTGGTGGACGTTTAGTCGATATTACAGGCCATATCCAGTTTGTTGTCGCGTCTCTATTAAACGAAGTTGACTGTACCTTTACCTTTAATCTACGAAGATGTTGTGGGTCGTTGTTGTCGTCAACTACAGCCCTAAATACACCGTAGAGTCTCTTGATATGTCCGTCCATTAGATTTCTGTGATGTTTAGATTCGCTTCAGTAAATCTGAAGAGTTCATCTGGGTCACCAACTAAGGTTGTTGAGGCTGGGCTATCTCCATCTCTGTAGAGTTGAGTCACCTTAGCCACTTTAATACCAGGAACTTGCTGCAGAGCAAACTCGATGTCTTGTGGATATATGGTGTCTTCAAAAAATACGCCTGTGTATCCAAAGTCTGTTAATACCTTATTCTTTATACCAAGTTCAACTTCAGCGTTTGTATATTGGTCTAATTTTGTGTATTGGATACTTGCAACTGCATCTACGTAAACAGGAGGAGAGACCGTTACAGTTGTTCCAATCAAGGTCTTATCGGATAGATAGACTTCAACGTCTTCTTGCAATGAGTCAAACTCAAGGGTTGGATTACCTAAGTCGTCAAGACCAGGGGCTGGGTCTGCGTCGGTTGCTGTTCTTGTTGGTGCGATATACACCGTAACTGAAGTCCAAACAGATGCAGTTGCATTTGCCTTTCCAACTCCAGTAACTGCCAGTGCTAAGTCTGCAAAATCTTGTAGCGTGACTGCTCTTGTGTTTGCTCTTAAAGATTGAGGAGCCGCAAGTCTAATTTGGTTTGTGTCTTCTGGGTCAGAGCCACCTACTGCAGAAGAAGCGTTTGTTACAGTTAATGTGCTTTGAAGAGCGGTTACTTGAACCTCTGATAACCCAGGAACATAGTCAATAGTGTCTAGTATTCCGTCTGTAATATTTCCAAAAGAACCGCCACCAACGGTATACCGTGCTCTAATCTCTGAGTACAGAGTTGGAATAGTTCCAGACACACCGTCTCCAAAAATAACTGAGACGTTACCTTCATCATCAGTGATTGTTGAGAATACTTGGTCAGTTGAGTCGTAATCAATTAAATGCTGTACTTGAGTCCACTTAGTGTAAATGTCTCCATCTTGTACATAAACTTCTATAGAATCTTCCACTACGGGAGTTTCGCTCAGTTCAAATCTCATCCCTGGCCTTCCAGTGGATTCTCCAATCAATTCTCCATATTCATTTGCGTTTTCAGCAATAAGAGTAATTGAACGACCATGATAAACAGTTATGTCGTCTGTTCCTACCACTGAACCTACTTGCGCAGGAATTTCAACTTCTATGTTTGTAGAGAAGTAAATTGGCTGTACTGTGTCGCCTTCAATTACCTCTCCAGATATAACTGTTCCTGCAGGAAGAACTACGGCTGTTCCAGCAGTGTTGTTGAATGTGGCTGTAACAAAGGCTGCCCTATAACCTGCTGGGTTGTACCCGTATGTCTGAGCAATACTTAATACGCTGCTTCTCTGCGTTGCTGTAGAGATAAAGCCTTCGTTTGCATTTCGGTCAATATAGTAAGAGACCATATCTCCTAAATAAGAGAATGCCTCTACTAAAGCAACGCCAAAGTCGGCTGGGTCTGAGGCTGTCCACTCTGGAATTCTGTCTTGAATTCTTGCTATCAACTCTGCTCTTATGGAGTAGAAATCTTTACTGGTGTAGTCAATTGAAAGTGGGATATTTGATGGAGGCGTGATGCTCATTGTAACTCCTCATAAATTGGGGCTGTTCCTGCTATTGAAACTAGTCCTATAGAAGTACTAGTAACTTCATCATTAGGTAAGGCATACGTTATGTCTACATTCATAACGCCTGTAAACTCATCAAAAGTAGACGTAACTTCATCTAGAGTAAGTGCAGATAGTTGTTCGTTAAAAGCACGTATCACCTCTGTCTGTATCTGAGAGTCGGCATCCTCGGTTGTTTCAAATACTGAAGAAGGTATATCTGTGCCAAAGTCTGGGAGCATTACTCTTTCTCTAAGTGCTGTTCCTATTACAGACCTAACTCGGTCAGCCCAAATTTTTGAAAGTTCTGTTGTATCAGCAACTTTTCCAAAAGAATTTATTGAAAAGGGCAGGGCAATTGCTTTTTCAGCCATTACTTACCTACCCATCTTCTAGGAGCAACCTTGTATCCAACGGCGCTTTTATTTACAATTGTTGTTGTAGCGCTCATTCTAGTCGAAGTAGGCTTACTCAATCCCTCTGTAGACGCTTCAAAAGCAAGGTTTCTTACAGGAACTGTTCCAGCAGAGGTGGGTCTAAATATGCCCGCCTTATTGGTGCCAGTACCGTCTGTCATGCAGGTGAACTCCACGTAGTACCGTCCGTCATGAGTTACAAAATGCTCTACGTCCTCAAGGACCCAAAAACCATCCGTAAAGTCTCCTGTTCCATTAATTTCAATGGTTCTATATGGAGCCATCAAAGGGTCGCCCTGACCACTTCCTTCTGCGTGTACTGAGTAGTGCGATAGTACGGCTTGTGCTTTTGCTATTTCTCTTGCCATATCTGGGCTGGCAGTTATCGTGGAAGAAAGGCTTTCTGTAAATAGCGTGCTTGTAACGTTATTTCTTAAAGTCTTTTTAAAATCACTTGGAGAGTGAGATACTGAAAATGGTTTTCCTGTAAGAGGGTTTACTCCAGAGATTTGTTTATCACGCTTACTGTAAACGCCTTCAGTCGTATCACCTACTCTTGGAATGAACTTATCTAAGGTGGGAGAAAGAATAGAGACTACTTGATTCTCTTCCCAATCATGATAGAGAACAGGTATAACTGTTGCAAACTTGTCTATCATCACATCTAGTGGGTGAAAATGTAACTCTGTTTTATCTACGTGAACTACATACCCTATTCTGTGGGCTAGTTCTTTTATCTTTTCCCAATAGGTGTGGTTAACCATAGACTGTTGCGAGAACCTGACCTTGCTAGGAGTAACTTTTGGCTTTAACTTAAATTTGGTTGCAATCTCAGTAACTATTTCAGTAGCGGTTCTGTTAACCCAAATTTTATTGCCCATATCTTTTAACCCAAAAGAAGAGCCAATAGCCCTAACCATTACTGGTTTCTTTAAACTCTGTTGATGGGTTGGACTTACGTCGTAGACATACCCATACCAAGTGTTTGTATTTAATCCATTACTCCACTTTATAGAGAGGGTTACGCCTGTCTTCAGTGCCTGTTGATAGAAAGGAGTAAAATTAGGATAAGTTATTTCAACTATGTCCTGCTTTCCCGCTTTTTGGATTAGCCTAAAGTTATGGGGAATAGTTTTGAAAGAAGAAAAGTCAGGAAACTCAATTGAGAAACTGGTTGCATTCCTATATTGATAGGACCTATTCATTTGGAATCCTTATTGGGGTTCCAGGTTCAATTGAAAATGGGTCAACTATTTCTGGATTTATATCCATAATTTGCCACCATAAGTTTGACTTTCCCAAATAACGCAAAGCCAGGTTGTCCAAACGGTCTGTCTCTACCCAATAGTGCCAAAAGAAAGTAGACAAGTAATCTGGCCATCTTCTTGACACCGATAACTGATACTTACCTGTTCTTGAATCATAAGCCTTGTACAACCCACCATCTGAATAACGACTATCCAGGAATATCATCTGTAACCACCCGCTTGTAAGTCTGAAGGAGAGGGAGACCCTGTCCAAGTTGCTCCCGTTTTATCGGTAGGTCCAACTGGAGCACCGCCTTTTCTTTCTGGAGAATCGTTGAACCTCAAACAAGTTAATTTAACTGTTGAAAGAATTGGAACCATTCTGCTGTTGAACATTATGTGGTTTACTGAAAAGTCTTGAATACGGACTTTGTATCTCATTTGAGCACCAAGGTGCAATTCAACAATGGCGGGGCGTAACCATCCTCTGTCTGCTGTTTCTCCTTGAAGCATCTCAGATTTAAAAGTTGCATGTGGACCATTTAATACTTTAAACAAGTATTCAAGGTCATACATAGTTCCTTTTTTCCATAACTCTTTTTCATCTTTTGAGTTTATCTTGCGTGGGTAAGGATACGGGTCTTTATTTATAAGTCCATTGTTTGATAGAAGTTTCATGTCCTCTATGCGGTTTAACCACAGTGTAAAGTCAACAACGCTTGATAACAAGCCTGCAGATATAGGAACGAACTCATCATCCCCACTAGCAACAAACTCTGGGTTCATAGCAGTCATAATCTGCCATCCCATGCTTACTGTAGTTGGGTTGTAGGAGAACCTAAACCCATACAGTTGGTCGTCAAAGTTTGTAAACGAGGTTCCTTTAGGGTCCTTCTTTTTTAGGACCTTTGTAACAAACCTCTTATCCATTTGAATTGCACCACGGCTTTGGTTACCTGTTCCCCAAGCATTCTTAGCATCTGTGTAGGCTGGTGAAGTAATTACCTTTTGCCCAAGAGTATCGGCGGCTATACCACTCCTGAAATAGGCTGACCTAACCATTGGGGGGTTGTATTTGTAGGGACCTTTAGGGTCTACGGCTCCGCCCTTGTTGTTAGTGTTGTTGCCGCTACCAGTTGCAGGGGGTTTATTAGGGCCACCGCTAGTGTTCTTTCCACTCTTATCTTTTTCTATTTTAGATTTATTTCCCGCATTTACTATGTCGTTTATCTGCTTTACTTTTGTGGCACGAGACGTCGTAAGATTAGACCTACGGCTTTTATAACCAGTTAATCTGTTTTGAGAGGCTGTTATTGGACTTTGTAAAAAGGCTAACTGCGCTATTTCACCCGACGTTAACTCGCTTTGAAGTCCATTTGGCGCAGCCAACTTAAAGTAATCAGCATAATCTTTTTTTGCTTTGTTTAATACAAACTCTTCATTGTCTAGGAGAACTTTTAAAGACTTTAATTGATTATCAATACTATTAATTTCAGCCTTTAAAGAAGCAAGTTTTTTCTTTTCTTCATCTTTCTTCTTTGCAGTCGTTCGTTCATTTTCAGCGCGTCGTTTTGCCTCAAGGGTGGTTCTTGATGCCTCTTCGTAGGTTACTTGCTTGGACATTAGACGTTTCCTATCGCTGAGTTATTGTCTTTGCGCTTTAAGTAAGACTCAACCATTTGAGCGAACCTTCTAGCAGACTGGTCATCGGGCTGTTCAAACTTCACAGTAATATAAACATTGTTGGTTCCTGGCTCATTTCTAGTCTGTGTTATTGAGGCTCCATAGCCAGATGTGGCGCCGCCTTTAGGGAAGTTGTAGTTACTGGATTTACCTTCTCCGTGTACCCACGCAGACTTATTTACAGCACTTAAAACAGCCGAGGTTCCCGCATCGCTTTGTAACGCAGCAACAATATCTGCATAACCTCTTTCAACAGACCTGTTTCCAAGAAGAGTTTGTACTGTTGCCGTTAGTCCTGTGTCCCAAGAGTCGTATCTTTTGACTCCTACAGGATTCATACTTCCTAATGAACCTTTTACATTCAAGGTAGTGTTTAACGGGTTATATGAAGCGCTGTTTTGCCAGTGACCGCCCTCAAATCTCATCCAAGTAGTTAATGCGCTGATGTTCCCTTCACTCAATGGCGCATTAACTTTTGTTAAGAATTTTTTAGCCCAATCTATTTCGCTTCCAGTTCCCTTTACTGAAACATAATTTGCGCTTGAACTGCTGTTAGGACTAGATGAGCCTTTAGAACCTGGCTTTATTGCTAAGGCAGAAGCAAAGTCTTCGCTGTAAGCAGCCATTGCAACAGAGAAGTTGCCCGCAGAACCTTCAAGGCTATTAGGGTCTACAGGGTTGTTCTTACCTCTACGAACTTCATAGTGAAGATGAGGACCAGTGACATTTCCTGAATCACCAGACTTACCAATTCTTTGTCCAGGCTTTATTTCATCGCCAACTTTTACGTCACGAGAACTTAAGTGCCCATAAACAGTTTGGTAACCATTATCGTGGTCAATAACAATTGCAGTTCCGTAATCTGGGCCTGGATTTACGCTGGAAACAACGCCTGGTAGTTGAGCAACTACTGGTGTTCCTTTTGGAACGGAGTAGTCAACACCTGTGTGTTTTCCGTTTGTTCCAGCCCAAATTCCTGAGTTATCTTGGGCCCCATAGCCAGCACTTACTGCGCCAGAAACAGGGGCTGAACCACCCTTTGCTCCAAGTCTGTTTGCATTAAAGGCTGCTCCAAAACCAGATGAGCCACCACCTAAGTCTGGTAAAAACGGAAGGTTAGGCACTCCATCGATAAACTGTTTTACTCCAGAAACGAATTGCTTTACACCATCACTAAACACTGTTGCAAAAGTAGCAATACCTTGACCTACATTGGTTCCGCCAACTCCACCAATCAATCCTCTTAAATAACCAAGTTCTTCAGCAACTGGCTTTAATCTTCTGTTAAATTCTTCAACAACATCAGCAGCATTTTCAAAGCCCTCTATCATTCCTTTGGCTGCTTCGTTCATAAGTTCTGTTTGAGACACGTTCAATCTTGCTGCAGTTTCAAGAACAGTGTTTGGATTTCCAGCGGCTGGTAACGCTGTTGCTAAGTCTGGGTTTCTTCCTTCTGAAAGGTCAACCATTGCTTGACGGAGCATTTCTTGCTGTGCAGTGTCAAAGCCCATAGTTCTAAGGTTTGCACCGAGCGCTCCACGCTGGAAAGATGCATTTACTGCTGCCGCTCCACTAACTCCTCCAGGAGCCATAAGGTCCATTAAATCTTTTGCAATTGCTCCAACACTTCGGTTTTTACCTGTTTGTGGGTCATATGTGCTGATTCCATATTGGTAAAGATTTGCTCCCATAGGACCAGATTGGAAACCAGCAATTGCAGATGCAGCAGCAGCGTTTTCAATACCTAAATAACGATATGCACCAGCAATTTCTTGTCCTGCTTGCGTAAAGTTTGCAGTTCCTGGCATGTAGCCTCTACCTGCAAGAATTGCTGCAGTTAATGCGTCAGAACCGACACTTGACATTCCGCCTTTCATGCTTGCCATGAATTGCGATTGGAACTGCGCTCTGTTTACTCCTGGTGCACGAAGAGCGGCTTGGTAGTACCCAATGTCTCTCTGCATTGTTAAAGCAAGGTCTGGCATTGCTGCGTACGCGCCCGCGAGAGGAGCGATAGCCATCTTAAGAGCGCCAACGCCCATATTCTGCATACCAGTGGCCATCATGGTGGCGCCACCGTCATCGTATTCCATGTAACTTTGCTGTCTAAAGTTACCGCTAAAACCTCCACCAAATGAAGATTGCTGATAAGTAAACTTGCCCATGCTCTCGTCCATTTGACGATAAGAAGGCATGTCGTTGCTAGGTGTTGCAAACCTTGCGCCGTCTGCTCCCGTTCCAGGGCGTGAGGTAGCAGAACCAAGATGCATGGTTCCGCCCATATTTCTTAGAGTTCCTTGAACTCCTGAAACAGCACCTTCAGCAACTCCCGCTACTTTATCAACAGCAGCGTAGAGTTCATTTACTTTTTGCGTGAGTGTGGAGACACCATTAGTTAAGGACTGAATATTAGACAACATTTTATTAGCCATGCATCAGTCCTTTCTACGAATGTATTTGGCTATCTCTAGCCAGTTCTTACGCTCTCTTGGTGAGAGCGCCTTTATTTCCGTTAGCGTCCAACCCTCAAAAGAGTTTGCCAACGCTGCCCAATCAGCCATAAGAATGCCAAAGGGCGTGACCTTAGAATCGAAACAAGGTACCGAAATTAATCGGCACAAGTACCTCACTTCCTGTTTCGGGGTCAGTTACGGTTATATTGTCGAATTGTGGTCCAGGGATGCGTTTATTTATCTCGTCTACAATCTTTCTTCTATCTACAAGACCTAGGTTTCTTACCTGTTGCTTGCTAAGTAGTGGAGAGCCATTGATTTGCATAATAGTGTTCTCCAACATAATGGTTGTTAACTCAGCCGCAGACTTATCTGTGTTAGCAATAATTTCTTTTTGTGCTTTTCCTGTAGGTAGTTGAACTACAAAGGTGTCCTTTTTTCCTTGAACTTCAAAAACACGGTCACCCAGTGGGTCACTCAAAGTCTTTACCTTAATATCTGCGTCTAAATCAACCTCTACAGGCTTGAACTCGCCACCAAAATTAACTTGAATTTCAGCAGTTCTTCCAAACGTTGCTTTAAAGATAGCCAACAACAAAGTGTCGCGGTCACCAGATAGAAGGTTGTCAAGCAGTCTTTCGTCTGCCTTAATATCTCCTACACGTACGGTGCCTCTCTGCAAAATGGTGAGCAACGCTCTACCAACGTTTGCAGCCTTTGCAATGGCTTCTTCATCAGCGCCGTTTAACTCCCGTACTTCGGCCTCGGTAATGACCTCCCCAGTGTCTGTTAAATATCCACCAGGGAGAGTCACTACGTTATCCGAAGGGGGTGTTAATTTTACTTCTTGTTCTGGCTTTGGCGTTTCTTCCACAGCCTTCTTTATCAAATCGTTTGCCAATGCGGGGTTAGCCGCTGCACTAATTGTTTTCGACATTTTATTCCTTTATATTAGTAGGTTCCTGCTTGTCCATCTTTAGTTAAGGCTGTAGCCCACTTGATATCAAAACCTTCATGTACGAGCGTCATTTGCTCAACAAGAAGTGCGTTGTCACCAGCATTTAGGTCTGAGTATGCTATCGAAGTTGGCCATGCGTTGTACACGCGGGCGCGTAACGCTACGTGGTCGGAATCTGATGGCGCACCATCGTCTTCTCCTGACGCAGGAATTGGGTGAGATAGAACTGAAATCTCAAGGTCGCAACGGAAGTTTTGTCCTAACTGACGAGTTGTGCCACCAGAAGCAACGGTTGCGAATAGATTACGCATCCACTCCCAGTTCTGATTCGTACTTAGGATTACGCCACGCTGCAGTGTGATTGGTGTAAACGTTGTCTGACCAGGAATCTGGTGTGCAACGGTGTTGTATCCACCTTCACGGTAAGGGATGGTATCGGTTGACACAGAGAGACCAGAAACAGATGTGAATCCAAAGGTTGTTGCCTTTGCACCCACTAAGCCTGAAAGGGCTGTGTTTGTGGTGTCCTGTGGGATAAACGAAACCAAGAACCTAAAGTTACGTAACGGGTCAGTGATTAAGTTTGACCTGTTGGATATTAATGTAGGCATTTAGTTGTTTCTCCTTCGGATTAGTTCAAAGTCTTTTGACTTAGGTCAATGACTACGAACTCTGCTGGGTATTGAAGAGCCACACCAACTTGGATGTGAACTTCTCCGTTTGCAATTTGAGCGGCTGTGTTGTTTTCAGCATCGCACTTCACAAAGAAGGCCTGTGCATCTGTTCCACCACGTAGACCGCCCTGGTTCCTGTACTCACCAAGGAATACAGAAATAGTTGTACGAATCCGTGCCCAGAGACGCTCGTCGTTGTTTTCGAAGATAGCGAACTCTGTTAGATTCTTTAGTTCCTTGCGGATGTAGATAAGCGAACGACGCATGTTTACATACTTGTTTGCTGTTCCATCCTGCTTGAGTGTTCTAGCACCCATAACTACAAGACCTGCACCAGGAACGTTACGAATTGGGTTAACTGGTGAAGTGCTTGCGTTCATTGAATCAAGTTCAGTTGATGTGAAGGTTCTCTCCATTGCAACTGCGCCAAGAAGAGATGCAGTGATACCTGCAGGAGACTTAAATACTCCACGAGTTGCATCTGTTGTTAGATAAAGACCAGCGACTGCACCTGCTGGACCAATCTTACGAAGAGCACCTGACCCGCGACCTAGTGGGTCAGCGATAAAGTAGTGTGGGTAATAGACTGCTGCAAAACTTGTGTCTGCAAGAGCACCAGCAGCGCTGATTGCGTTTGCAACTGTCAAATCTGGGTCTGTGTCTAGAACAACGAATCCGTTGTTATCTTCAGCCCAAGAAGTTGCGGCATCAAATACGCCTGTTGCACCAGATGCAAGAGCATTGACATCAGGTAAAAATAAAACAAATGGGCGTTCAAATGATGAGAGGTCTTCAAATACTGAAGAACTTCCACCTTTGTACGCTGTGTAGTCTGTAGATGCTACGGCTGTTCCATTTGAACCGCCTGTAAGTGGATAGGTTGCAGCAGTGAGTGACTGTCCTGCATAGCCAGAATCAACAGATACGGTGATGTTTGGAGAAACAATATTGATTACTGTTTCTGCATAATCACTTGAGGTGTCATCATCAAAAATGATGTTTTCATAGCGCTCAAGAAGAACGTCATCAGAAATGCCTGATACACCAGACTCTTTGTAAAGAGTAAGGGTGTAGGTTCCTGATACCTGGCCAGCAGAGAGAACAACTCGTAGGTTGTTTCCGTCTGTTCCTGCGTTCTTTGCTTGAACATTTACCTGTGCAGCGCTGCCGCTGTCCACCAAATCGGTGTCAGCATTTACAGCGTTGGAAGCAAGAATGCGCTTTACATAGAGTTCACGTCCACCATTCTGGAAGAACGCGCCTACTTGGAAAGTCGCTGGATATGATGCGTTGTATCCACCAAAGTACTTGGTGAACTCGTACCACGAAATAACGCGAGTTACTGTTTCTGGGCCTTGTGCAAACGCTGCAACAACAGCACCAGCAGCATCTGCGCTTACACCAGCAGGGATTGTTGCTGGTAGAAGGCGTTCCGTGATGTATACGCCTGGGCGGCTATATGCCATGGTTTCTCCTAACTAGTTGGGTAAGGGTTCCGTGTCGTTAAGGTATGGTAATCGTGTCTATTGCAGTGAACTCGCCACGACCCAATTGAGGGTTGTCGTCTGTTCCTGTGATTTCGAGGTTTTGTACCTTGTAGAGTTTCTTGTATGTGGCTGGTGCTATCTCGCTAGAGACACGCACCGTGATTGCGTTTACAAATAAACGCTTTCCGTTTTCTGACACATCGCGTTTAGCAATATCCAGAACATCCAAGCGACGATTTGTTCCAGCAACGGTATTTGGTCCCGTTTCTAAAATGGCAAATCGAAGTGGAATCTTTGTGTATAGTAATTGCGCCAATATTTGGCGGTCATGACGTGGTTGACGAGCGTAAGTAGTGATTTGATAGTCAATATTTACTGGAATAGGAAAATCAACTTCCCATCCATGCAAATCATTATCCCAGTCATCTTCAGAAGTTCCCATTGTTTCTGGGTCAGCAAGATACTTAGGCTTTACTCTGCCACGCATTGAGCGTGAAAAATCTTCTGCGATATCTACCATGTCTATGGTTATGTAAGGATATCTCTGGTCGCGTAATTCTTGGTCAGGTTGACCGAACCAAACACCTACGGTTCGTTGAGGACCCTCTTCATTGACTGACTTTTGGTCTGTAACAGTCATGCCAAGAAGTAGGTTACGAAGGGCTTCGTCTTCGGCTAATAGAAAACTCATAGGTCACCAAAGTGTTTCTCTAAGCGCCCAAGAAAAAAATGCTCTGCTTCTTCTTGTCTATTCTTGAAACGGCGTACAGCAGCAGTTGGTTGAGTGCTGGGGGTACCGTATTCAAGGTCCATAGCCTTTTCATACTTATTTTTGGCTACGTGGGCTTCAAAGCCATCCTTGCCGTGAGTAACACGAAGAGTACGAGATACATCTGAAGGCCAACCGCTTGCTTGTGCTTCGGAACGAAGACGTGCAGACATAAGCCTCGTAGTCTCGTGACTAGCGGACTTTAAAGCAGAATTGAATTTAGATAAGGTCACTTCTTCTTGGCTCGTTTCGCAGAGGAGGAGGCAACTTTTCCACCAACATACCCTGCGACAAGGCCAGCGATTATTGGTTCACGGTATTTAGGGCGGTATCCAAACACGCCACGCATGAACTCTTCGACTTCTTCTTTACCGTGCATATCGACTGCACGCTCATACCAAGGCTTCCAAGCCATAACAATCCCCTTTGTCGCAAGTAGTGGGCACTACACGGAGTCCGCACGGATTTCCGATGAGACAAGAATACGTTCTATTAACCCCTTTTTCAGGTCAACTAAATCGTTTATTTGTAGGATTTCGTAGCCCAAGCGTTCTTTTTATACCACCCTATTAAGGTCCTATCTCTTTCCCGTATCTTTTTTAGATATTCTGGAAATAAAGCCTGTTTTAGTTCGGATTTCCAGGATTCTCGTTTAAAAGGGATTATCTGAACAACAGGTGTTCCCTTTTCTATTATCCCCTCCCAACCTTTCTTTAATAAGAAGGGGTGGTTTCCTGCCTCTCCCCATCTGTCAGTATCAACTACCCCTCCTAAAGTGTAAAATGGCAAATCCACTCTATTTATGGGGTGAATAAATAGACAACTGTAACCTTTTTTAGTTTTAACTGACCATTGCGGCATCCAGTTAAACTGTAACCTATCAAACCCTTCCATTAAGGGAACCTGCGGATACTGTACCTCATCAAAAGGTCGTGAAGTTACTGGAGCATTTGGAAAGTTGGACCCTCCCCAAGTTATTCTAGGACTTCCATCTTCAAGTGTACGTACCTGGATATCGCAAGGCAGTGTCATCACATACCCAGTCGTAAACGACTCTAAAAAAGGTATGCAATTACGTATAGAAAGGTTTGATTCTCCCTCAAAAACAAACTTCGTTTGTCCATATCGGTACTTGGGAGTTTTTCTTAACCAATTAGGTATGTTTGACCTAATTCCAGGTTGTGGGGGTTCAGACCAACTAAGAGTATCTTCTGTTACAGGATAAAATTGCAAAACATTGTTTTGCAGTTTCATTTTAGCCCTCCTATTTTTGTTTACTTTTTCTTTTCCCGCTTTTCTTCGGCCTTTTCGCCCTTTTTGCCTTCCTTCTTTTCGTGAGCCTTTTCTTTCTTCTTTATGCCCTTGATAATCTTCTTATCAATCTTTTTGTCTTCTTCGAGAGTCTTTGGCTTCTTCTTTTTACCGTGAGCCTTGTCCTTCTTTTCAAACTCTTCTTTTTGCTCTTTTTCAAAGCCAGCCTTTTTTAAAAGGCCTTTGTCTTTTTTTTCATCGGCTTCTTTAGTGTACTTGGCCATTACATGCCCTTCTTTCTAGGCATAGCCTGTGTCTTGCCCTTTGCCTTAGCAGCGCCTTTCTTGCCACGTAGCATTGAGAAGTCTTGCTTATCTAGTTTGCCGTTCTTATTGAGGTCTAGTTTGGTCTGCTTACCTTTTAGCGCCATTATTTCTTTCCTTTGCAAACTTTGCAGGGGCATTTACAAGTTTTTGCTTTGCAGGAGAGAGCCATTACTTCTTCTCCTTCTTCTTTTTGTCATCCTTCTTTTTGGCATACTTTTTATTGGCAGCAGCGAGAGTCTTCTCACCGTGCTTGTCTTTTGGCTTCATGCAGCCACAGGTTGAGCACATGGGTATCTCCTATCGGTGTCTTGCCGTCTTTGCGGCAATCTTCTTTGGTTGTCTTACGAACTGCTTACCAGCCTTGTTACCTTTCGCTTTTGCGCGATTGGTAGCAGCCTTTTCTGAAGGAGAAAGAGAATCCCATGCCTTATCTGGCAAGTATCTCTTTTTACCTTTAGAAGGAGAGCCATCTGAAGTGCGCCACTTTTGTTGTGTCCACTTTTTGAGTGACTGCTGTGATTTAGCAAGGGCCATTCTAGTTCTTGTACCCTCCGCCCTTCTTCTTATACTCGGAAGCAAGAAGTTGGGCTTTACGGGCTGACCATTCTCCAGGGTCTCCACCCTTGGAGCCAGCCTTAATTTTATTGAAAAGCGCTTTTCGCATACCAGGCTTGGTGTAGTTACCTGCTTGGTTTACTTTTGACTTACTTGTCTTTTTTGCTGCCACGTTTCACCTTCTTATGAGGATTTTTCTTATGCCAATCTCTTACAGCCTTAACGCCCTCGTCAACGGTTTTAGAACCGCCTTTTTTGGTCAAGTTAATCTTGTCCCATTTACCAGCCTTAGCCTTGGCCTCATGGTCAACAACGACATCGCCCTTCTTGTTCTTCTTTACGGTGTGTTTAATCCCTTGAACCTTGACTGTTTTAGCCATTAGTCGAATTTAATCGCTTTCTTTTTGTAGCGAATAGGAGGCTTTGGCTTTCTTACAAAGCCACCCTTTTTACGTTTTAATTTGGCGCCACCTGAAGAATACTTTGCTTCAGTTAAAGTTGTCCTTACTTGTTTAGAGGGGGCTTTTCCTGCGCGAGCACCAGGCGTTCTTTTACGTCGCTTTATCATTTTTTCTTTTTGGACATTCCTGCTTCGCTCATAGCGATAGCAACGGCCTGTTTACGTGACTTAACTTTTGGTCCTTTTCCTGGACCTTTCTTGCCAGACTTTAAAGTTCCAGCCTTGTATTCACGCATTACTTTTTCTACTTTGCCTTTTTGCTTTGCAGTTGCTCTCTTAGCCATTAGATGTCCTCTTCTTCTAGTTCTTCTTCATCTGCGTAATGGTCATCATAGTCTTCTGCAAGGTCAAATTCTTTGTCAATTTCGTTCAATAAATCTTCATCAAATAAATCGGGGTCAAGTTCTGGCTCGAAGTCCATGTCTCTCCTATTCTGCGTACGCCTGAAACTGAGGGTCGTTGACCAATTCTTCAGCATTGACCTGGTTCAAGTCAATTGTAACTACGGAATACCTTTCTTTGTATCTGCCTCGTGGATTTACCCTCGTAGGCGTGAATACAGAGTTTTGAAAAATTACCCTGTCTTTGATGTGGTCAGTAGGGTTGGTAATGATGTCTGGTAGAAGACGGTTTATGTCATCTACCGCTATTACAAGGCGCAAAGTATCTATTGTATAGAAGCCTCGTTCGTTCATGACATTCTGGCCACGAATCTGTTGCGCCAAAATTACTGGCATATCAAAAGGCTCATCCCAACGACGACCAAGACCATCGGTTTGATTAGAGGTGTCATAGATTGGGTCTATGTACTCTTCATAGTCTGCGACAAACGCAGCAGGGTTCCAAGTCCACCAATCAACCGTTGTACCTACAGGTAGACGCAACTCATCGACCATGCCCTCATCCATAGATGAGGTTTCATAGTCTATTTTGAAACGGCCTTCTACCCGATTGCCACGCATAGGTTCATTGTCTCCTAAAGAAGCCTGTTGTAGGTCCTATAAAGTATTAGGACAGTTGGTTAATTTGGTTGTACAAGTTCACACATTCCAAAAACGACGCATCACTTACTAAAGCAGACTTTACTTCATCTTCTTTTGATAGGCGATGAGGGTCTCTTTGAGGCAAATTTACTCCCCTACTGTCTTTCTGCATATTAACTTTTATAGACTCCAAAGTAACCTTATTGTCGGCTTTTAAACCATAAAATTGTTGAATTTTATGTTTTATATAAAAAAGGTCTGTTGTAAAATTATTGAAGTTTAATACTATTAGTTTGTCTTTATTTTTTAAAAGGGCGTTGTAAAATCTAATAAAGTATTTTATGTTATTTTTTGCTGGTTCAAAGTTCATAAAATGTAACGAAACTAACGAGTTTAGTGGGTCTCGTATTGGAACTATGACCGTATTTTTTGTGTCAAAAATACTTACGTTATGATTTACTTTAACTGGGCGGTTATTTCCAAACAAGTCTCCTAAAGCCGAACATAAATACGTGTTTCCACTTCTTGGAAACCCACACGAAATTAGGTCTGTAAAATAAATGGTAGTTACATCGTGTGGAAGATTTTCCGTCTCTTCTTCAATCCAGTCTCCTAATTCTTCTTTCCATTTCCAAAATCCACCGTCTGGTTTTTCAATTGGAGGTTTCCATTGTGCTGTTTTTGTGTCTATTATCCAAGAAGAATGAGGTTTTGTAGGCATTATGAAATTAGAAGAAGCATCATATTTGTGACCAATTCCTGGAAGATTACCTTTTATCGGAATATCAGGTGAGGTCTCATCGAGTTTATAAGATGCTTTAATCCAGTGTCCTTCAAAATTAGAGTTTAAATATTTTTGTATTGTTTGGTCCGAAATTTTACCATCAAAAACAAGTATCTCTGTAATTGTATAATTAGAATCTAGTTTTGCCCAATAAACAATCATTTTAGGTAAACTCTTTTTTAGTCCACATTATGCTTCTATATGCGTCAAAAAAACGAGATTTTATTATGTTTAATTCTTTATGAACTTTTTGCTGTTCATCTTCTCCTCCAAGGTTCATCTTCCAAGACTCTCTTTTAAAAGGTATTACTTGAGCCATGGGAGTTCCTACTGGTATTAGTCCTCTAAACCCTGGTTTTAAAATGAATGGAAAATTAACAGGGCTTGCATATTTATCAGTGTCAACTATTCCAGGCAATATTTTAAAGTATTCATTGTTTTGGTGCATAGGGGCAATAAACAGACACGAGTATCCTTTAGGAGTTTTAATTGACCAGGGACTCATCCATTTGGGAAATGGTGGACTGGTTTCGTTTACTCCAGGATACTTTTCTGCTTGAACTACGGGGTGGAACTCTATAGCATTGAAGTCAATCCATTGAAAATAAGGAAATATTCCATTATCAGAGTCTCTGACGTAGACGTCTGTAACAGTTGTCAAGATATAGCCACTAGTTAATGCATCAAAAACTGGAACACACTTTTTAATAGTAGCAGTTGTTCCAGGACCCTTTGGTGGTGTTTTTTTACCGTCTTCTGTGCTGTAAGAAGGCATTTCTTTATACCATTGTGGGAGAACTTTTGATGCAGGTTTTGGAGTTGCAAAAGAAAAATCATAATTTTTAAAAACATTGGTAAATGTTATTTTATTTTTACGTAACATTATTCTCCTAATGTTTTCTTTATTTCTTTTAAAACCAAAGATTGCATGTTTGTTTGTTTAAACCTAGTATATCTGTTTTTTAATGATAAAAAAGACCCGTATTGTTTTGGAGATGCAACACACTCTTGAGAGTAGTTAATTAGTTGTTGATTAACTCTAAATTGCACTAAATTTACTTTTTTTTCAGTGTTAAAATGCGCATACATTAAAGGCTCTCCCTCTTGAAACTCTAATTTACCTTCTGATTCCCAGGTCATTATTTCAGCATTGACTGGTCGAAACCACGAGCCAATATCAAATTTTCCAGAAATTAAAGTTCCGTATTGGGTATACATTGGTTTATGAAAGTATGGAGACGTAAAATCGGCAATTAAAGGTTCCTCTGAAAAGAAAATCCAATACATATTGTATTGAAAAATATTTGTGTTTTTTATTGTAGGTTTTCTTATAGACCTTATTCCAATAAAAGGTTGACTTTCTGGTAAAACAGAGAAGATATTATCTTCTTTAAAGATAAATTTAGATGTAAGTGTATTTCTAAAAACATAGGTTTTTTTAAATTTTTCCGACACTGCTGGACACATTAAGAACGATGCTGAAGCGCTAACCTCTGCGTTTCTGTTTTGCTTTAATTCTTCAAATAATGTTGTAGGGGTTTGATATAGCATGTTCCAATGTTGTCCAGGTTCGACAAAAAAACTAGACCAATAAACGTTTACTGATTCTTTTGTAGACATAGCGCTCCTTTAAAAACGAGTCTACATCATAAAAGTTAGAGAGGCTATACTTCTGGGGTTTCCTCTGAAAGTGACCTAGGAACTTGAATCCAAGACACAGACGAGTGGTCCCAACCCCAATCCCAACCTTCTGCAGTATTTGGCGACTCTGGTTTGGGTATTGAGGGAACGTAGGACTTCTTTTCCCAATCCCAAATAAAGTTTTCAGTGCTGTTTGGAGGAACAAAATATTGGTGTTCCTCATTCCAAGTAAACCCAGGTCCACAGCCACCAAATTCTGGTTCCCATTTTATGGCTTTCTCTGCTTTAACAACAGATGTCTTTACCCATTCCAAAAATTCTGGAGTATGGTTAGAGTCGAAAGAAGTGTAGTCTGTGCATACATTGTTGGCGTTTAAAAACGCATAATAGATTACAGTCATTTCACGCTCCTCTTAGTAGTAGACAAGGACTCCACCACCAACGCCAGAGGTTCCTCTCGTTGCTTGATTGGCTAAACCATATGGACCGCCACCGCCACCGCCTCCGCCTCCACCGCCTGGAGTTGTAGCCGCAGTTGTACTGGCTGGGTCTCCTTGACCCGCTACACCATTTCCACCTCGTCCACCAAATCCAGAAACAGCGGCACCTCCAGTTCCGCCTGATTGACCACCTACGTTGTTGTTGCGGTTTCCGCCACCTCCGCCACCACCCGCAGCACTGGAGTTCCCTTGACCATTACCTCCGAGTTGATTGCCACGTGCCTGTCCTGCATTACCAGCACTACCGCCAGCACCTCCTGCCTCTATGGAGCCGTAACGAGAACCACCACCGCCACCGCTTCCACCATCGCCTCCATCAGCAGCAACGCTATCGTTGAATACTCCACCTTTACCGCCCTGTCCACCATTTGCAGTTAAATTAGAGAAGGTTGTCGCACCACCGTCAGCACCGTTATTGCCGTTTGCGTAAGCACCACCTGCGTTACCAAAAGAGCCACCACCTCCAACTGTGTACGAGACTGCAGTGTTCAATGTAAGAGTTCCTTCCGCAATTCTTCCAGAACCACCGCCACCGCCACCTGATTGTTCAGATGAGTAATACTGACCGCCAGCACCGCCTCCGCCGCCACCGCCGCCACCGAAGGTATAAACAGATGCAAGCAATGGTGTATCAGTATTTCCAAATCCTGATGGAAGATTGAACGTTCCAGATGTGTTTCCTGTGTGACGCAATGTGGCAGCAACAGGAGTTACTGCTGAAGAAGCAGACGATGCTACAGAAGAGCCGATTGCATTTCGGGCTGTAACTGTAAATGTATATGAAGTCCCGTTTGTTAAACCTGTTACAGTTGCAGAGGTGTTTGTTCCTGTAGTGGTTTTTGTAATACTTCCTGGACTTGAAGTTATTGTGTAGTCAATTAACGCTCCTCCACCAACATTTGCTGGGGCTGTCCAAGAAACCAAAGCCTGTGTGTTATAGGCTGTCGCACTAACGCTAGTAGGTGCACCAGGCACGCTTCCTGTGGTAATTGAATTACTTGCAGCAGTTGATGGGGATGAGCCTGTAGCATTGTTTGCTTTGGCTGTAAAAGTGTATGTTGTACCAGCACTAAGACCAGTAACAGTAACTGGTGAAGCGCTAGTTGCAGTGAGAGAACCTGGAGTAGAAGTTACCGTATAGGTAGAGGGGATTCCTCCAGTAGTTGCAGCAGTTAAAGTAACTGTTGCTTGAGTTCCTGTAACATATGAAGCACTTATTGCAGTAGGAGTATCAGGAACGTCTACTATTTTTGAAGTACCAGCAGAGGCATCGTTATACTTTTTGCCAGTTAAATTTGAATCACTAGCCTTCCTTGTTGCCATATTACGAAATCTCGCTTCCGAACGCTGTGAATGACATGTCAGCAGAAGAGGCATACACACTAATTACGTCAGTTGCGTCCAGTGTAATACCTAAAGTTAAAAGCACTGAGTCAGAGGCTGCTACAGTTGCACCGTAGACAATGTAGTGTTGGTTAGCAACGGATGCACCTGCTGGACGAACCGCAATACGGTATGTGCCCGATGTTCCTGCACGGTTGCAAATTGCAATTGTAGAGACCACAGTATCTGTAGATGCTGGCACTGTGTAAAGCGTTGTTAAAGTGGTTGCTGCTGGGGCTGACTGGCCCAGAACCTTATAAATTGTTGGCATGAGACTCCTTAAATAGCAGTATCAGTAAGGTACAGATAAAAGCCCTACCTGTACGACTAAACATGCATAGGTTAGTTCGTATTTTTTGTTCTGGTGGGCTAAAGTGGCAGTATGAATTTGGTGCATAAATCGGTTTCTCAGGGCGGAAAATTAGCCCCCCTGATTATAAACCACAGCCTTCCAGACAACACTGGGATAATGAACCCCAGCGTTTATGTAGACAAGGATGGCGATATCCTTGTAAATCTCAGGATAGTTAACTACACTCTCTATATCTCAGAGGCTGACCAGAGGTTTTACAGTCCTTGGGGGCCCCTTACCTATCTGCACCCTGAGAAAGACCAACACCTTAGAACCGTAAACTACTTGTGCCGTCTTGACAATGACTTAAACATCGTTAATTCGGCGCAGATAGAGATGTTAGAACTACATAAACCCATATGGGAATTTATTGGATTAGAAGATGCTCGAATAGTCCAATGGGACGGCGACTACTACGCCATAGGTGTTAGGCGAGACACTACTCCTAACGGCCAGGGTCGTATGGAATATAGTAAATTAACTATAGACAAAGATAATTGGACAGTAAAGGAAGTCTCACGCGTACGCGTTCCCGCGCCCGTGAACGAGGCAACCTCATATTGCGAAAAGAACTGGATGCCTGTTCTTGATAAGCCTTATCATTTTGTTAAGTGGACTATGCCAACAGAGGTTGTATGGGCTAATCCAAATGAACCAGAGTGTAAGCAAGCAATTGTAAAAGAAACACCACCGTCTCCAATTGACCAGCGTGGTGGTTCACACGTCATTTCTTGGGGAGATTATTACCTCTGTTTTACTCACGAGGTAAAGTTGTGGCGTAACTATTTAAACCAAAAAGATTCAGTGTATAGACATCGCCTTGTAGTTTGGGACAAAGAGTTTAACTTTAAGGGCTTGAGCAAAGAGTTCTCGTTCCTTGAAACGGCTATTGAGTTCTGTACAGGAGCCGCAGTAAAAGACGGAAACTTATTGTTGAGTTTCGGAGTACAAGATAATTGCGCATTTTTACTTGAAGTTCCTACTCATGTGGTCAACGAGATGATTACGGAGGCACTGGCTTATGGCGCTTAAAGACCTAGTTATTGACCTTGCTGCAAACACAAAGGATGCTAATAAAAACTTTACATTAGCAGAAGAATATGAACGATTAAAGCAGCATTCATCTGCTGCTGGGTTCTTTCTTAGGGCTGCAGATTTAGGGTATAAAAACGACCCGTTATTGACCTATACATCACTGTTAAAGATGGCTCTCTGCTGGTCACGTCAACAAGACCGTAGCGCTACAGTTCTAAACACGCTGCATCATGCAATTGCATTTATGCCCAGCAGACCAGAGGCCTACTTTTTATTGGCTCGCTACTACGAGTATCGCAAAGATTGGATAAAGACTTACACATTTGCAGAAATCGGTCTGCAGTACGCACCATTAACCTTAAATAATCCACTACCAGGTTGGGTTGAATACTACGGCTCTTATTGTTTGCTGTTTGAAAAGGCTGTTTCTAGTTGGTGGATTGGTCGCAAAGAAGAGAGCAAGGCTCTGTTCCAACATCTTCTTGATGACCACAAGATGGCTCCAGAGTATGTAAACGGATGTCTAAATAACATGAGGTTGTTTTAGTGTTTCCAAACTGGTTTAAAGATGTAGAAAAATACTTTCGCCACGTTTCTAAAGAACGGCTACGTGCCCTACAGGTGGGCGCGTACACGGGAGATGCCACTATCTGGTTATTAAACAATCGAGAGATAGAACGTCTGCACGATGTCGATACGTGGGCAGGAAGTGAAGAGAAGGCACACGAATCTCTAGACTTTAAATCAGTTGAAGAGTATTACGACTCACGAACTGCAGATTTACGAGTAGTAAAGTGCAAAATGACAAGTGATGAGTTCTTCAATATCAATGACAAGACTTTTAACTTCATTTATATCGATGGTGACCATACAGCCTTACAGACTGCTCTAGATGGTCTCAATGCATTTAAGGTCTTAGAACCAGGTGGAGTTATGGCCTTTGATGATTATGAGTGGAACTACAACGGTGATAAGTATCTGGAGCCTAAAAGAGGCGTGGATGCCTTTCTAACAGTCTGTAAAGACCGTTATAGGCTACTTGAGGTGGGATATCAAGTCTGGATACAGAAACTATGAGTGCCTGCTTTGAAGTCTTTCATACTGATACTGGAAATGAAGTAAGAAATCGTTCTTATGAGGGCATTTTAAAGACCATGTCATTTTTGCCTAGACTTGGTTCGCCAACAATGTACCTGAATACAGCAGAAAAAGCCCAAAAGTTTATGGATGAAAATCCAGACTTTATAGTGAACACCGTGCAGGACTATGCACAGCCTGGAGAGACTTTTCCTCCTAGTTCTGGAGTGGTTGGGGTATGGGCAAGTAACTGGTTGGCTTACAAAAACTTTTTGAATAGCAGTCACGATGTAATGTTTATATTTGAAGATGATGTTGTATTAAGCAAAAACTTTGAAGTAATTGCTCACTCTTATATGAAAGAGTTGCTTCCTACTTGGGACTTCTTTTCACTATTTGTTCCAGAGGATTCTTTATTTGCGTATGATGAACAGCAGCACGATATCTACGAAGAGCATATCTGTAGGTCATACCAACAGTGGTCTTGTGCAGCCTACGTTGTCAGCAGAAGAGGCGCAGAAAAAGCGTTGAAAGACGTTGCTACACGTGGAATTACAGCACCTGTAGATTGGTACGTGTTCAATTTTCGTATGAAGGCAGAGCAAGACCAAATGAGATTTGCTACATACACTTTGAAACCAACTGTATATAAACCAGTGAAGTTTGATTTAGAGGCAGCCCGTAAGAGCCAAATTCACTGGGGCAGTACAGAGTTGTTACATACCGCCTAGCATCAGTACATCAGCAACGGCTGCTGTTCCTGAAGGGGATGTTCCAGCGGTTCCCTGAGTACCCTGAGTTCCAATACCTTCAGTACCTTGGATTCCCTGTGTGCCTTGAACTCCTTGAGTACCGAGCGTTCCTTGAGTACCTTGGGCTCCTTGAGTTCCTGTTTCGCCTTGAACTCCTTGAACTCCTTGCACACCCTGTACGCCTTGTACTCCCTGAGTTCCTTGGGTTCCTTGAGTTCCTTGGGCTCCAGTGTCACCCTTATCACCGACACGAGCAAAGGTAATGTAAACATTATCATTGTTTACAACTGAAAGAGTTCCAGTTACGTGTGCGATAGGAACGCTGAAGTATGCTCCACCGCTCTCGTGCGTATGTGTGCCTGTAATTTGGAAGAAGGCAAAACTATTTGCATCTCCAACTTCAGTGAACTTGATAGTTCCCTTAATTCCAGAAGTAGAGTCATCAATTGTTTGAAGTAACTGTGTAATATCGTTTGTATTAAAGTCAACATTGTCAATGTACAAAACAGTAGCACTTGAAATTGTTGCATTGTTGAACTTGAAGTTTCCGTTTCCTGGGTCAGTATTACCTGTATCAGTTAGGAAGTTATATTCGTGGGTTTCTCCACCGAATGTACCAGTAGCACCTTGAGTTCCAAGAGTACCTTGAGTTCCTTGAGTTCCTTGGGTGCCCTGTGTACCTTGGGTACCTTGAGTTCCCTGGGTTCCTTGCTGACCTTCGACTCCTTGAGTTCCCTGGGTTCCTTGAGTTCCCTGAGTACCTTGAACTCCTTGAACTCCCTGAGAACCAATTTCTCCTTGTACTCCTTGAGTTCCCTGAGTGCCTTGGGTACCAAAAGTTCCCTGCACGCCTTGAGTACCTTGAGAACCAATCTCTCCCTGTACGCCCTGTGTACCTTGGGCACCAGTTTGACCATCAAGACCCTGAGTTCCCTGAGTTCCCTGTGTGCCTTGGGTTCCCTGAGTGCCTTGGGTTCCCTGAGTGCCTTGCGCTCCAGTCTCACCAAGACTTCCCTGTACACCTTGTACTCCCTGAACTCCCTGAGTTCCCTGTACTCCCTGTGCGCCTGTGGTTCCTTGAAGACCCTGTAGTCCACCATAACCGAGTGAGTTCCAAGCAGTGGAGCCATTACCAATCTTTATTTTGAGCGTGTCTGTTTCAACGCCAACTTCACCAGCAGCAAGAGTTGGGTTATTTGCAGACCATTCTGCTGCGGTACCGCGTCTAAGTTGTATACGGACTGCCATTTTATACTGTCACTCCTCCACCATCGTAGGAACTTGTGTAAGCATCGCTTCCAGCGTTTTCATCTCCGCCATCACCAGTAGAAGTATAGGTGTCAGAGCCAGCGGCTTCATTTCCGCCTTCAATAATGTCTGCATCTGCAAGCGGCACTAGTTGAAGCCAAGAAACGCCGTCAAAAGCAAACAAACGACGTTCATCTGTGTTCCAGTAAAGGTCACCTGGAAAGCGACCAAGAGGAATGTTTTCAGTTGCAAAAACATTTACTGGAACAAGGGCTTTTCTGCTCATTAGCCAACTACCGCCACTACGTAAGCATTATTAGCAGGGGCTTCAGCAAACTTGACTGTTACTGTGTTTGTGGTTGTCTTTTCTACATCAACAACAACCTCTTCATAGGCAGAGGCTGCGTTGTATACAGAGACCATCACTCCACGTGTTCCAAGATTGTGTGTAATTGTAAATGAAGTTGCGCTTCCATCACCAATTGTTGTTGTGAATTTACGAGCAACCACTGTTGTGTCAACGTTTACGTTGCTTGAGTCAACGGTAATACCTGTACCAGCGCCAACATTGATTGTCGTACCAGTATTAGATAGACCATCGCCCCATGTGTACGCGCCTGCGCCTGAGAACTGTGTGAATGTTAGGGCAGTTGTATTGAGAGTGATTGTCTGGTTGGTTGAAAGGACCCAGCCAGTATCTGCGTAAGTTCCTTCTTCTACGAAGGTAAACATACCTGCAGTTACATCTGCTGAAGAGTTCGCGTCATCTGCACGCATCAATTCCCATGGAGTGCTTCCATCACCAGCAGTTGCGACGATATAAATACCGTTGTACTTCTGATTAGCACCAGCCTCATCCTTGACAAGTACACGCTGTCCTTGCGCAGGGCTTACTCCACCTATAGATAGGGCTCCATTAGCATCTGCTGTAAGAGTTCCACCACCTGTATTTGAGAAGGTGTATGCAGCAAGTGCGGTAGAAGAAGCAGCACGTACTGATATTTTTACATCTAATCCTTGGGCGGTTGCATCTACATAGTCACGAGTCGCAATCTCTGTTGTATCAACAGATACTTGACCTGCAACAACTTGGATACCAAAACCTTCTGTAACAGTGGCATCAGAACCAGCAGTACCTTGAGTACCAGTTGAACCCTGTACACCCTGTGTACCAGTGGTTCCTTGGACTCCCTGTGCACCAACAGTTCCTTGAGAACCTTGAGCACCTTCAGCACCCTGAGTTCCATCAGTACCTTGAGTTCCCTGTGTGCCTTGCGCACCTACAGTTCCCTGTACTCCCTGTGTACCTTGGGTTCCCTGCTGACCTTCCGTACCCTGTGAACCCTCTGTACCTTGCGTACCCTGAGTTCCCTGCGCACCTTGCGCACCGTCAAGACCTTGAATACCTTCAGTACCCTGAGCGCCTTGTGTACCTTCTGTACCCTGAACGCCTTGCGTACCCTGAGTTCCTTGTACTCCCTGTTGTCCTTCGACTCCTTGAGTGCCCTGGGTTCCTTGGGTTCCTTGCGCACCTTCGGTTCCTTGAGTTCCTTGAGCACCTTCAGTTCCTTGAACGCCTTGCGTTCCTTCAGCACCCTGTGCACCTTCGGTGCCCTGTGTGCCTTGCGCTCCTTCTGCTCCCTGTGCACCAGTCGTACCCTGTACGCCTTGCGTACCCTGAGCACCAACGTCACCAGTGCGAGCGAAGGTTAAAATTACATCATCTTCATCTGTAAACGAACCGTTACCAGATACATATGCAATTGATACTTCAAACCATGTTGCGTTATCTGTTACGTTGCTAATTGTGTAGAGAGCAAACGTATTGCTATCTGACTTTAGAGAAATCTTTACGTGACCTTTGATTGTTGAAGTAGAGTCATCAATTGTTTGTAGATATGGATGAATATCTACTGAAGCAGCATTTACGTCATCAATTGCAAGTGCTGTTGCTGAAGAATTTGAAGAATTATTTAGGCGAATATAAGTACTGCCTGGGTCTGCCATTGTATAAACGGCATCGTAGTTGTACTCAAACGAGATACCACCGAACGAACCCTCTTTACCTTGTACACCTTGTGTACCCGTTGTTCCCTGTGTGCCTTGTGCACCTTCAGTGCCTTGAGCACCAGTTGTACCTTGCGCACCTTCAGTGCCTTGAGTACCTTGAGAACCTACAGTTCCTTGAGTTCCTTGTGCACCAAGAGTTCCTTGTGTACCTTGTGTACCTTCAGTTCCTTGAACGCCCTGTTGACCTTCTGTGCCCTGAACGCCTTGCGTTCCTTGAGTTCCTTGTACACCCTGTGCACCTTCGGTGCCTTGAGTTCCTTGAGTACCTTGAGTGCCCTGTGCACCATTAGCACCATCTAAACCTTGAGCACCAGCAGTTCCCTGCGTACCTTGAGTTCCCTGTGTACCTTCAGTACCTTGAGTGCCCTGAGTTCCCTGAGTTCCTTGAGAACCGTTAGCACCATCAAGACCTTGCGCACCAGCAGTTCCTTGTGTTCCCTGCGCACCAGTTGCACCAACAGAGCCTTGAGTTCCCTGTGTGCCTTGCGCACCTTCGCTAGTGTTTACCCAAGCAGTACCATTCCATACACGTAAAAATCCAAGAGCAGTGTCAAAGTAGACTTGACCAACTACTGGGCTTCCTGGTGCTGTTGCTAAGTTTTGAATTCGAGCATTCTGAAGTTCTAACTTAGTTAAATCAATTGGGGTTAAATATTTACGTGCCACTCAAGGTCTCCTTACGATAGGTAGGCTTTGCCACTAAATGCTGCAGCGAATGTGAGTACGACTTGATTCCGAGTGGTGTAAGAAATTTCGCCCTCAACGATTGTACCTGCTGAATCTTGAACTGTAACGTTAGGATAGAAGTCAAGATTATGGTTTATCGTCCAGGTAGAACTGGAGGTCGCCTGCGTATGTGCGTAGGCGAGGTCTGGGATAACCACTTCTGTTGAGGTACCAGCGGTTCCATAAGATACGGTTCCTGAAGGCGTGGTTATGCTAATGACGTCATTTACATACGTCGTTGAGTTAGCCCCTGGCCTTACGTATTGGCTCATTCAGTAGTCACCTCTTTAGTCTTGAAGATTTTACCCGTGACATACGTCTTTGTAACGCCATCTGCATCAACCATTTGAATGTCGTAGTACGACGTTGCAGGAAGACTGCGGGTCTGTGCTTCAGTAAGGGCTAACTGTAGAGTACGAAGCCCTGCTCCATCACCTGTACCAACATCTGGTTTTGTAATTGTAAAGGAAGTTATAAGTGCCGAACTTCCTGGCATCTGCCGAATTTCGGCAGTAGGCGTAAAGGTGTCTAACTCAAAATCAAAGACTACGTTAAAGACATAGTCGTCGCCTTCGTATACATAGAGGTCCTGAACGATTGCAGTAACCTCTGGCTGTGTTCCGCCATACGTTGGTATTGGAACAAACACACGAATCGGTGTGGACCTATCATCAACTTCCATAGGTTGATAGATTGGTACATAACGATTAGTTGTTTTAGAGATTCTTCTAACGCTAAAGACGTCAATCTTGTACATACCAATACCAAGTTGTGAGCAAAGTTCACGGTACTGGGCTTGACGAGCCTGAGCCATCTGCATCAACTGTTGATAACGCTCAGAACGAGGAATAGTTACACCATCTGGTGCAAATACGTTAATGTCAAAAGCAGCATCGTTTGCCAATGCATATAGTGCAAGAACAGAAGCGTATACAACCACTGGGTATTCTTCAACTCCAGGCAGATTAGCCATCGTCATTGTACGACCATAAGAGTCAGTGTGGTTTAAAGAGTGTTCAGTAAAAGCAGTTGATATGTAATGCTCTACTTCTCTAGATGTGAAATATTTAAAGTAATTACCAGCAACAATAACTACGTCTCCATCTGAAGGAGTTGTATCAAAAACTATGTAGCCTGTGGCTTCTTCAACTTCAACATCATCAGATACGTTTACATTGTCTTGAGTAATTACTAAGTTTGCGCCATCTAAAGGCGAATAAGGAATTAAAAATCTATTAGTAGTTCCGTCTGCTGTAAATGAATACACAAATGATTTGGGAATATCGCCAATTTCATAGCGCAGCCTGTCAGCCAGGACTGAGAGTGTAGCCACGGAACCTCCAAAACTAGTTGTGACAATTCTCTCTTGTAATTGCCAATTTCACAGCGCAAAAAAGGTCCGACCCCCAACTGGGAGGAGGGCGGGAACCAGTTGAGGGACGAACTACTTGCGACGGCTTAGTTGGGCCGCCAAATGTACCCAAGTTGCTCTAAATAATCAGCGATGTGCCGTGGAACACGGTACTTAACACCCGATTTAAAAGAATAACTTTGCGGAGTTCCATTTACGACACCAAAAGTCATGTCATCAATGTCTGTAATTGTTCGAATGACTACGTACTCATTCGACACTGATACTCCGACGTCCTCAATCTCATCTAATACAAGTGGAGCGTCTGGTTTCTTTGGGTCAAAGACATCTTTTTCAAGAGATTCTGCCTCTAACTGATTAGCAACAGAAAGTTCTTCTTGTCGCTTCTTTAATTCTGCAGCATTCTTCTTTGCTGCTCTTTCGGCTGCAACTCCTGTTGCATCCAATGGACTTGTTGCTTTATTTGCCACGGTATTTGTTCTCCTAAGTTGTGTAGTTATTTATGTCTGGGAGCCAAAGAAGGAGTATGGCTCCCAGACACAAGGTAAAACTAGTTGGTGTAGACCTTGACGATAGCCTGGTCTGTAATAACACCAAGACCCCAGATTGCATACCAAGCAAGAGCGTGCTCACGACCAAAGTCGAGAACGCCACCATCGCGGAGTTCAACTGGGAGGGAGATTGCGTGACCAAATGCGTTGTCACCAATCATGATAGATTCGTAAACTTCAGCACCGTTACCAGTTGCTGTTGTTAAGTAACCTTTTTCAGCAGTGAAATCTGCAGACTCTGGGTTACCGCCTGAACCTGGGCGAGTGTTGGCCTTAACAGGTACCTCAATCTGAGACGCAGGAACTCCTACGCTTGTAGAGGTTGTGTAAGAAGCGTTAACAGCCAACTTCTTAACCTGTGTGGTCTCAATGAATACTACGTCGTATAGACGTCCAATTTCACCGAGCATGAAGTTTCCTGGAGCAGCGTACTTTGTTACCTCGATGAACTCTGGGTTCGAACGGATA